GTTGGTATTGCCGGGGACTGGGGAAATACTCCATCCCTAGGCAATGGAGTAACTTCTTGGGATACTTTTGATGACTCTGGTTTTTCAAATAGAACTTATGTCGTTCGTGGGCAATTTCTCAATAATACATACGCGATTAATAATTATAGATTTACAAAAATTGAAGACTCCACATTCACAAATAACACTTACGCTGCATTAATCACTGGATGGAACAGGTCTCAAATATACGATTCCACATTTAGCAATAATCTCGTAGCAATTTATCACACAGCAACCATAACCGGTGGAGCAAATATGGGTGTAGATAATCGTATTATTGTTGGAAATACTTTTGTAAATAATACTTCCGCAATAATTCTATCTGATCAATATCAAGTTGGCGGTATTATGCAAAAAAATCAGAACTCAGCAAAAATATCTGGTAACGCATGGGATACAAATGATTTACCTGGGGCAACATACATAACTTATTACCAATTCCCAAACAACACCACACCGTTATATGCCTTGCCAGACTCTTCCGATGTTCCGTGGTCGGGCACTGGCAACAGTGTTGTTACAACAACAACAACAACAACAACAACCACAACTACTACAGAAGCCCCAACCACAACCACTGAGCCAGAAACCACAACTACTACAACTGAGCCCGAACCAGAAACAACTACTACAACTGAGCCAGAAACCACAACTACTACAACTGAGCCCGAACCAGAAACAACTACTACAACTGAGCCAGAAGTAATTCCTCCTGTAGTTATTCCTCCAGATACAGAACCACCAGTGGTTGATACTGAACCAGAAGTTATAGAGCCAGAAGTTACTGAGCCCGAAACTACAGAGCCAGAAATTATTATCCCTGAGCCAGAAGTTATAGAGCCAGAGCCAGAGCCTGAGACTGTAATTCCGGAAGAAATATCTGATCAAGTGGATGAGATTTTATCTGGAGATTTAACTGAAGAAGAATTTGCTAATGCCGTAGATGAAATTTTAACTTCAGCTGATAATGAAGAAGAATTAGTTGCTGCAGCTACAGAACTATTATCTGGTGACCTATCGGAAGAGCAGTTCACAGAGGTTATTGATCAAGTGTTTGCGGAAGAGTTAAGCGATGAAGCGTTTGCTGAAGTGCTTGATACCGTGTTTGAAGAATCACTGAGTGACGAAGAGTTTACTGCAGTCATTGATGCCGTTTTGGATCAGCCATTGAGTGACGAACAATTCGAAAATCTAGTTGACGTGTTGAGTAGTGACACAGTTACTGATGAGCAAGTTCAGGAAGCTGTCGATGCAATTATAGAAAATGGAATCACGGAAGAACAAGCAACTGAGATTGCCACAAGTGCAGAGGTACTATCATCTATCGATGGAGAACAAGCAGCAGAAATCTTTGCTGAGATCCCCATTGATGATATAACAGATGAACAAGCGTTGGAGATTATTGGTGCGGTACAAGACGCTCCAACAGAAGTCCGTTCTTCATTCGAAGAAGAAATAAATATATTTGGTTCCGGAAGCTTAAATACTTACGTGCCATTAGGTTCCAATATAAATGTGGGACAAAGAAGAGCGGTTATAGCTGCGGGAGCAGTTATTGCTGTTGCTCCAGTAGCTGGAGCCTCAAGAAGAAAATAACAACAGGGAGATATAATGAAAAAATTTATAACTAAATTAATAGCTGCACTTTATGAGCAGGCCTGGACAATAGCTGGAACCATATTAGTTCTTATTACTTTGTCTGGCGATATACAATCATGGGGAATTAAGATCAGCATTGCCACTTTAGTAATAGTATTATTTGGTGCTGTAATCAAAAAAGAAATGGATGAGTCTGATTAATCTTATTCTAAGATAAGATCTTCAGGAATAATCCATAACTTACATACAGCGTTAGGCTCAATCTTGCCAGCTACTATTTCGCATCCCTGACCACCCATAAAGAAAACACAGTTAGAACAAATCATACCCTGCTTGATAAAAGGGTTAGCTTTAGCCGGAGCATAATGTGCTCCGTTAGCTTTTGATGTCTGGTCAAACTTTCCAAACATCTCAACCAAATGTTCATAATGATCGTACATCATTCTTTGGCGAGGATTTAACTTTTCTTCGGGATCATCTGGATCCGTAGAATCTTCAGGCATTTCTTCTTCGGGCATTTCCTCATCATCAGGAGAACTATATTCTGATAGCCAATAGTTATTCATTGCCATCATCTTTTTTTGAGCTATCTACTGCGCCATCCCAAATCGCAGCTAATCTACAATAGCCATTATCTTCTACTGTCTGAGCTACGATCTTGCAAACACCGTTACCTTCATATAGGGCACAGTTTGCACACTTAACGCCAATAGATAGATTATCGTTTTCGATTCCGGGCACATATCCTACCCAGATACCATTGCCATCACCGTTGGAAAGCTTCCCATACTTACCCACTATACCTATTAGGGCGTTGGCATATTCTTGTTCTGCCGGAGGAAGTTTATTTTCCATTTCTTTTAAAAATTCAGCTAACCAATAAATTGACATTTTTCTCCTAAAAGATAGTTACTATGTATATATAGTAGCATGTTTTGATAACTTATGAGGAACAATGGATAGACCTATACTAAAAAGTATTCCACCTGAGACCACTCCAATTACCAGGAGTATCGACGATTTTATTTTCAATATTACAGATCAAGCTAGAGCAGTTGCAGATCCTACCAAGCTTGATTTTTTGTCAAGAACTATGTCAACAGCAATGCAGGATACCTCACCAAAAGTCTTTACATTAGGTGGGATAGGAATTGGTAAGGTAGTAGATGAAAATGTAATATCTAGACGTAGTGCGACTACCGTTAGTTCCGCAGCAGAGTTTCTAGAAAAAGTTGGAAATAACTTTGTTAGAGGACGAGGTAGGGGTAGTAACATGAGCATGGCTGGGATAAGGGCTAATAAAAATCTTGAAGGAGCAGCCTCTTTGTTGGGAGAAAATCCTACAAGTTTAAGATTCGGAGAAATCCAAGATTTTATTGGGATTAATGCTTCAGTTATTAATCAAGATAAAATGTATAAATCGTCTCAAGTCGTATTTCATGAACGTGGCCACACAGCTTCCAAGACTTCTGGACTGTATATAGGCGATGGTGGTGCAATGCGTGAAGAATTGCGATACGCAAATCCAGACAACCCAATGACAGCTCAGGATCGGTATATTCAAAAAATGGTTGATCATTCTCTGGAAGAGTCAAGAGCTGAAACTTATTCATATAATAAAATTTTTCAATCAGACGAAATTTCAAAGATAGGGAAAACTGAAGGTATTTTTAAAAGTACTGGATATTATATGCCATTTGGAACCGGCGGTACTGATGGTCTAGAAAATCCTTTTCATTTCGTGTACGGGCAGAAGAAGATGGATGAGATTAAAGGTACCCTCAAACCAGGAGAGTTTTTTGATGAAATGGACACAATAATAAAAGGCGAGATTCATGCTAATGCAGCGCTTTTATCAACTGTTGGTTTTGGAAAAGGTAACGAAACCCAACTTCCTTTTGTTCAAAAACATACGGCGGATGTTAGGGCAAGTATATTGGAAAAACATGGGGAAAAATATGCTCTTGAATATGATGAAGCTTTACAAAAATATGGACAACATGGACGATTAGGTTTGAGCTCTGATGCAAAAAATATCTCAGAGGCAGCTGCCGAAACAGCCAGAAAACAAGCAGCCTATGAAGCGCACCTGGCTGAGATCGCAGAACGTGATGGATTTTCTTCTATTGGCGATGAGCCTAAAAAAATATCAGCAAGGATTGCTTCTAAAGAAATGCCCAAAACTATAGAAGAAGGAGTAGGGGTAGCCACCAGGCATTCGGGTGCAACGCGAGGTTTATTGGCAGCTTCTACTGAAGCTTCATCCCATGTAGCGTCTGGTACTGGAGGATCTAGAATGCTAAGAACTGCAGGTGCAGCTCTATCAATTCTAAGAAAAAGATTTTAGTCAGCCTATGCAGTTTCTTGAGCAGAACTTTTCATTATTATGCTCATAAACTATGCCACGTACGAACTGTCTGTTGCATGTGGGGCAATTAAAAGTTTTGCCCTTCAATCCTACATATAAAATAGCTTTACCTAAAAGCTCTACTTTTAATGTAGCTACGGGTGAATTTGAAACATTTTTCTTTGCGGGCTTTTTACCGGCCATTTTGACTCCTTAAACAATCAATACATCGTAGGAGTATAGTAATCACTTTTTCCTATTTATAGTTATTTTGCACATAAACAGGATACGTTTCATCTATCTCATAATACTTTAGGGGAAATCTATCAAATGGATCTATTCCCTTTTCAATCCTATGCTTAATAGTTTCTAAAGACTTGTATTCATTTTCATTATATTCTGTATGCGCAAATGATTCTATCTTATATATAATATTATTAATATCTGAAAAATAAGAAAAGTGCCAACCAGCGTTGGGTACTCTTGGCAAAAGTGCTTCTCTCATTTTTTGTGGACTATTTTTTTTCAACTCCGAGTATTTCAACGCAACTGGTCTAGCAGTTTGGTTGCAGTGATCTGGAACCTGCCAATTAAAATTCCAAAAATATTGCCTATTATCTAAAGCTACAGGTTTTTTTATATTTTTTAATTTCTGTATAACAGATGATTTAATAATTTCATCCACATCAGATATTAAAATTATGTCATTCTTTTTAGCAAAAGATAAACCATCCATGATGGCGTTTCGTTGAAAGTATTCTCTCTCCCAAGAAGTCATTTCATCTTTTGGAAAATCAACCTTTATTTTAATTATTTTATCCAAGAATGGATTTATCCATTCACCTATATCTTCTAAATAGAAGGGCTTGCTATTGCCAGTAAAGGTTTTAGATGCCTCTACAATTACGAATGAATCAACACAAGAGTATAATTCGTGCAAGCGGATCTTTAGCATTTGTTCTTCATTAAAATACGTAAAGCAATCAAATATTTTCATACACTAATACATTCTCATTTTTAAACATTGAATATCTTTTAATTTCAGTTTCCACTTGTGCGTTAATAGTTAGATATTTTCCAAGATCATTTGCCCAAACACCTGGATTTACCACCATTGCAAAACCGCCAGGTTTTAAAAAGCTTTTGATCTGACGGGCTACCATATCTGTGTCGTCGTTCAAAAGTTCTGGATCATAATTAAATGAAATAAATAAATCACAAATTGATTCACCAAAATATGTATCGTTTATACCAGCTTCCCAGTACTTACACTCGTCGTTAGAGAGATATTTTCCTCTTTCAGTATGCATCATAAAAGCGCCAATACCATGCTTAGGCATGTGTAAAACATCTAACAATTCTTTGCTACGGCCATAAAGAGTTGTGAATGTTCTTTCGCGGAACACATCTCTAATTATATGTGCTACGTAGTCCCAATCCATGATATGTATTATAGCACAGGCTTACGGGCGTCGACTTTGAGCCAGCCCCATTCATCTCCACGCTTAACATCTAATATTTCAAAACCCATTTTTTCAAAGTCGTCTTGTAACATTCTATGCGTTAAGCCCACAAAGTGAAAGTCAAAAGGATTAAGTTGTTCCGCAAAAAAGATTTGCTGCATTCTTCTGTCTCCATCGAGGGAGTCCATAGAGATTAATTGATTACAGGCTAGAATAAAGTCTGGGACTTCTATTCTGATCATGCCACCTGGCTTAACAATTCTACACCACTCAGCTAATACTGATTGATATTCTTTCCAAGGAAAATGTTCTAGACATTCAGAGTTATAAACTATGTCAGCGTAATTATCTGGAAGATTGATTTTTCGTGCATCGCAAACTACGTCTACTGGGACAAAAGTTTTATTTACATGATCATATAATGGTGTTGGATCTATATCTATATGCATCCAGTCTGAACCTAGGTATGTTCTGGTACCAATTACGACTTTTATGCCATTACCTTGTGGTATTGTTTCTAATCTCATTTAAATTATTCTTCCTCGATAAAGATTTTGCCAACGTGGGACCTTGATAATATCTACTTCGCGCCCCAAAGCTGCTATATAAATTGTTTCTGGACTCTCATTTAACCCTTTAAGCTCAGGTTGCAACTGATACCATTCCTCCATGTAATGGGAAGTCCAATCTTCGAACCTAGTTACGTTAGGGCTATGGTAGGTTACATGCGGGCCTACAAAGTATTTATTCCATTTATTCACCCAGTTAACTACGCCTGCATTAATTCTTTCCTGTGCATCAGGATTTCTAGTGCTTGTGGCATCGTGAGAGACTACTACTGATGGATCAGCTACTATCTTCCAGCCACCTAATCTTATTCTAGTCTGGAAATCAACTTCTTCTTGATGCCCAATCTCTGTATCAAATCCACCGATTTCTTTGTATCGTTGACGATTTAAAATCCAACAAAATCCAACACCCCATAATATTTCCATATATCTTGTACGCTGTATAGGGTAAGCTCCACCATTAGGAAAAGCCATAGCGACTTCATGATTAGATTCTAGATAACTAGCCAATTTCTCATCCCAACCACGAGTAATAGCATACGCATCGTTGTCAAGATAGCCGACATTGTTAGTCTCTGCCCACTCCAGTATTTGATTGACTGCTCCGACATATCCAGTATTGTGATCTAAAAATCTTGGAATGATTCTTGAATCTTCACTAGCGTGTCTTTCAATAACTTCTCTGACACCTGGGTCAGTTGAGGCGTTGTCGACAACTAGAAAGCGCCAATCAGAAGTAGAATTTTCTCTCATATTAATGAGCATCATATTTAACTTCTGAGGATTATTATAACTAGCAGTGCCCATATCTATTCTCATGGCTTCACCCACCACTGTCCGTTTTCATGGCGTACAAAACCTATTCTTACTAACATAGGATCCCATTCCCATTCATATTTATTATTAATGGCTAGGTGCATCGGGATAGAATTTCCATGCTCAGCGTCGCCTATTCCGAATGCGTTATTGGGAATAAACACACCGTTTTTCTTTAGGCAACTAAAAATAGCTAAAGCCCATTCATCTACGTTTACGACATGCTCGAGAAAATCTAGGGCGACAACACCGTCAAACTTATTGCTACCAATTGTTGGTGCAAAGCTATCAGTGAATAAAGTTTTGATATCTAGATCAGGGCGCTTGCTAAATCGGTACTGTGCAAAGTTAGCTGTTTTACTATTTTCCAAATCATGGTATGTTGTCTTAATGCCCTGCTCGGCCATTCGCAAACTAAGAGTTCCAATTCCATCACCAATGCTTAAAACATTCTTTTTTCCAGAATGAAATAAACCTAAGGAAATTCCCTCACACATACCCTTGTAATTAAATCCCTCATCCAAGTGATACGCAGATAGTTCCCATATATATGAGTCTGTAGTTCTATACCAATTCAATAAAGAATTAGGATCGTCTACATTAGTGCTGTTGTCAATAAAATCTTTAGCCACTTCATGATGGTTCGCATGGAATCCAAGACTCAATCTATCTTTTGCATCTTTTAAACTTATTCCTAGAAATCCTGAAATAAGTTCTGCCTGGTTATCTATATTCATTTTTTCACTTTCTCCCATAATAAATATGAGGACATTAATCCTTCTTCGTAGGAATCTATATACAATGACTTACACCAAGTTGTATCTTTAGGTCTTGGAGCAATACCTTTAAAGTGCTCGTGAGATACACCTTTGATTATAGGGTTAATGCATCCGTGTACATTATACTTTAAATCTCGTGCTATAGCAAATCTGCTACACTTTATCGGAATGCCTAAATGAACTATTTTTTCTTTAGCGTTCTTAAAATCTAAAGCTCTATTCCAAAGAATCTTTGCGGCATCTTGTGCAAACAGTGGAGAAAAAAATCGATCATCAACTTGGAGCTGCACTTCATCTTCTATCATTGACTCTAAAGGATTCTTGCGACCAATATCTTGGAAAGGTCTTACTCCAATTACGAAAGTTAATCTACATATTTCTGTATTTTGATGAGCTAAAACTATATGTTCAGCAGTTAGTTTTTGTTTTCCATAATGAGTTAGAGGATGCGCTATATCAGTAGTATTGTAGCATGAGTTATCTCCGCTAAAAATACCCTGAGTACTTCCTTGTATCAAGTACTTATTATTCTTCGTTACCCATGTGCATAATGTTTTAACTAAATCAACATTTACGCTTACATATTTTTGTGGATCCGATTCAACTACATCAACTCTATTCTCTCCAGCTAAATTGATAATTACATCTGGATTTATAATGTCTAAATCTTTCCGAACATCTTGATGATCAACATCTATCCCATACCATCCGGGACTAGAAGTCTTTCTTGAATAAATTACTTCAACATCTTTTGGCTCATTAATTTTCATATGCTGACCGACAACACCGCCAGCACCTAATATAAGAACTTTCATACTTCCTTCTTTAAAAATAGTATTTGGCGGAGAGGGTGGGATTTGAACCCACGGACATTTTTTCAAACGTCGACATCTTAGCAGGATGTTCCATTCAACCGAACTCTGGCACCTCTCCTAAATTTATTAGGAAACTATACCAGGTTTTTCCACATCTTCTGACATTCTAGTTCTACTCCATGCTCCGCATGAGTTGCAGTACCACTGTTGGTACGTTGCTACTTGAGTGTATCGTTGTCCACGACGTTGAAGATCTTCTGATTCACATATTGGACAAGAGCTTTCTCCTGAATATACATTAAGATTTGGATGATTAGCCATCCATGGTCTCAGTTTCATATAGACATTACGCAACAAGTCAACGTCTTGTTTGGCATACTTTGTCATAGTCTTCCATGCCTTCATGTCTCCACGCATGCATCCAGCCCATGTAGCAAAGCCGCCCGTATCCACCTTGGCACCTACGCCCAAGTGCTTACCTAAGTTATCTAGCTTATTGCTATTGAACATAAAGTATCTTCTGGCAGATTTTAATGTATCAATTTGTTTTACTGGCGAGACCGGTCCTAGATTGTGGTAAACAAATCTTGCATTTGCTTTACGCATATCAAATCTATCTCCATTATGGGCAATAACAATATCTGCCTCATCTAAAAGATCCCATAGCTTTTTTGCAACATGCAAGTCATTTTCTGGATCCTTTGCATAAGTGTCTGGAAAATCTACTAGCGCACAAACTTGTGTTTTACTTTCGTGTTCCCATCTATAGGAGACACACAATAAATACCATTCGCGCTCATGCTCAATGACATTCTGTTCAAAGTGACCCCAAACATAACTCAAGTTTGGTGCAGTTTCTATATCATAATAAAGTATCTTTGCCATATGTACCTGTTTCAGTCTGGCTTATGTATTTAATCGCTGTAATCATTATAACACAAATGGTGGTGCAGTGCTCTCTAAAGTCACACCACACCACCACTTTATAATAGTAATTTATTTATTAACTGTTTTTAAAATTAAAAAGAATAATTTCTGTAGTTGTTCTTCGGTAGTGCTGAAAATCATTTCTTGATTATCTCCAAACGTTAATTTTATCACATGACCACTGATTAATCCGCCATCTGTTGTTATCATTGAAGTCGGTGGAGTAATTTCTATATTTTTCATTGCTGGCATAAAACCAGCAAAGGTCATATCATCCATTATTTTTTCTTCTTAAGAGTTGATACATTTCTTGGAGCTTGCCCTTTAGCCCCTTTGACTGGCGTGCCTTGTGCTCTTTTTCTTTGTACTGCACTCTTTCTTTGCGCGGGCGAAAGTGCATTTGCTTTTGCTACTGGTAAACACTTGGCGTATCCGCCACCCTTACCAGAGGTTCCACAGGGTTGCCACTTACCATTCTTCTTAGGTGCACCAATGTTAACCCATTTTTGATTAAACCATTTAGTTAAGCCTACACCTTTTGGGCCAGCCATATTATATCATTTCTTTTTTCTGGGAGCTGAAGTAGTTTTCCACGACCCGCCCATTGCTTTGTATTTTTTAGCCGCCCAAGCATTTGCATATGCTGAGGGATAGACATCAAACTTTGATTTTGCTTGTGACTTAGCTTGACTCCATAGCTTTGGATTCTTTGGAACATTTCTTTTCTCTGCCATTACTTTTTTCTTTTCTTTAAATTTTTTTCATAATCATCTTTATAAAACTGACCTTTGTTTTTTTTATCTTTTTCAATTTCTTTTTTAATTTTATCAGATGCTTTTTTGGCTGTCATAATTAGCTTCTATCTTGATCGTAAATCTGATATCCGCTATCTGTAGGCTTTGTTTCCTTGTCCTTCAAACCGTTTGCTGCGAGAACTCCTGACAAACATCCGGAAAGGAATAGAACTATTGGAACTAACAAGGAATCAATAAAAGCTTTGTCATTGGGACTCTGTTGGTCAATCGGCTGAGTAACGAATACTAAAGCATACATAACTCCACAAACAATAACCGTAAATGTAAATGCTAAAGTCGCACCCACAAATAAAACCATACGAGCTTTTATTTCACTATTTGTATATCTTTTCTTTTCATTCATTGAGGAACGCTCCCATATATATCTTCTGGACATGTTCCAGAAGCTGTACAAATTGGTGGCTTACAATCCGCACTCTCCCAATTAGCTGGATCCTGACATGGGTACCTATATGAATCGTTACATCCGCTTAATAATCCCATGCAAAATGCACCTAACACAGCTGCTAATAGTAAAATTACTTTACGCATCAGCCAAACATCTTCTTCCAAGTAACAGGACCCACAGAGCCATCGGCGGTTAAGCCATTAGCAGTCTGCCATGCCTTAAGCGAGGCGACAGACTTGGGTCCGAAATCACCATCAGCTTTTGCTCCAATCATTGCTTGGACAAGAGAAGCTGATACTCCCTTTGACCCAAGACCGACTGGAGTACCAGGGTACTCAAAGTTCATGGGGCCAGCCTCTACGGAGCCTCCAGAGGGCTTCAGAGCTTCAACTGGCGCCTGCACGGAACCATCAGGCGAAGCGTCACCTAGTGCATACTGCCAGTGCCAAGCTTCGAATTCTTTAGAGGCTGCGTTATTACCTTGTAGGTAGAAACCATACTTTGGTGCATTGGCGCACATCCACTCAAAACATTTTCCACCCATTGAGGTGAGTTTGCCATTGGCGTCATAGCCAAGGTCAATTGCTAGTCCCCAGCCGTGATTGGAACCCTTAAGGCCAGTTGGGTCTGGGGCAGCTGAGGGAGCTTTGCCCTTCTTCAACCACCAAGTCTTACCCTCATATTGACGAGTAACACCAGTGCCAGTGTCAGTTGTTACATAGCGATCCATAAACATTGACAACTGACCCTGGAATGAGCGGTAATCTCCAACGTTTTTAAGCTTAAAACCAGCAGCTAACGCAGCGTCGTACATCTTATTAAATTGTGCTGCGACTGGTGCATACATTTTTCCTCCAGTTTTTACTGAAGCGAGGACGCTTTCCGCTAATTGGCCATTCTTGTATTGCTTAAGGGCAGTTGGAACAACTAGTTTTATGTAAGGGTATTGACTCATGTATTAATCTCCTATTTTCTTATTTAATATAATAGTAATGTCTTATTTGAAACTTGGCCAGCCACCATTTATAAACCTAAAAGTTTTAAAAGCTTTATTAAAGTTTGATATCATTAAAGATCCGTTGTCTGCCATTGCAGGACTTACCTCTATATGTATATGACTAGCTCCAATGGTTTTCCCACCGTGAGCTAGATGGGCACTCGCGTCCCAAATTTTCCACCCATAAAAATTTTCTGCTCCTTCTACTGGAGGCTTATTGGCTTGTCTGTCACATCGATAGCCAGCTCCAAACATATTTCTTTCCGTATATATTTCTGGAGGATCAGAAGTAGGGCGTACAAAATATGGAATAGCTGGTGTTTTAGTTCCTGGAACATATACTCCACAGTAATCATGTATTTCTTCTATGCCCAAACTATCTGGAACACCTGATAAAAATCTTAACAAATTTATATTTAGATATCTAAAATCACCATCTGCTGGAACTATAGGGCCAACATCAAAAGCTCTACCCGTATAATGCACAGACTTTATGTTAGTATTGAGTGTACCAAGAGGTTGCATTTGAAAATAATAGCAAATTCGATCATAGAGAGCTCGCACTCCAGGCCTAGATTTTTGTTTGCCAACTTTTACATCACTTGTACCAGTATAGGGTCTATTCTTTTTCATTTTTTCTTATTTTTATTAGTAATCTTTTTTAAAGTCTTCGCAAAATTTGCCTGTTGTACAGTTAATTTGCTGTACTTACCTGGATTTTTAGTAACTGCCGTAGCAAAGCCTGCTGGAGTTTTACCAGCTTTTTTAGCTTTGGCAGTGAATGCTCCAGGTCTTTTAATGGCTTTTTGAATCCATTTTTTATCAGCTGGCTTTGCCATAGTTTCTAGTCTTTCGATTAAACATAAATATTGATACACCTATAGTAATCATAATACTAGCAATTGCCATAGATGAAGAATGACCATTGCCAGTAATCGGAAGTTCTGCAATAATAGGTATAGATGTTGTGGGTGAATCGATTTGAGCCGGAGGTTGAGTTGGTGTAGTTGGCTCTACAATTGTTGCTGGAGTTTCTGTGGTAGTCGTAGGCGCCTGTGTAGTAGTGGTGGTGGTTGTCGTCGTCGTTGTAGTTGGTGCCAAGGTGGTCGTGGTCGTTGTGGTAGTAGTTGGCGCAACAGTTGTTGTAGTAGTTGTCGTTGTTGTCGGCAATACAGTAGTGGGAGGTACCGTAGTTACTACGGGAGCATTCGGGTTATTGGGAACAACAGCACCAAATGGTTGACCATTTTTTACAGTGTTACCTGGTTGGCTATCAACTAGCAGGACTGGAGAAAGTCCGGTATCACCAAGATTAAAAACTGCAAAACCCAGGAGGTATGTTCCTGTAGTTGAAACTTTATAGGTAGATACTTGCCAACCGGTTGAACCATATGTTCCAGTTGAATAGTCGCCAGTCCCAGGGTTGGTAAACCCGAGTAAGGCGTAGTTGCCCACACCATTATTCACGGTGATTTGTGGTGCTGTTCCAGTTCCGGTGTAAACAAGCGATGTAATAGAACCATCATTGAATGGAACATAGTCTGTTCCGATATAGTTCCAGGACATCGTATAGGTCACACCTGCATCTAGCGTAACTTCTTTAGTTATCCATGCCGCATTTGTCGGGTTTGGGTCACCCAAACCTGATGCTTGCTGTTGCTGAGTTAGGAGCGTCTTTATTGCGGTATTCTGAGTTGGCGTCAGACCTAAAGCACTAGTCGCATTGTCAAATGTAGGAGCGCCGTTCGGCTGCAATGAGGCTGCGTATGTGCCATATGGAGAGAACGTCCAAGTGGTCGGAACGACTGCTGGCGCATAATACGGGTTGGGTTGACCATTGCCTAGGGTCGGACTACCAACAGCGTTATGTGAAGGTGCGCTGAATGAAATGCTTCCAGTCGCAATATTGACACCAGAGCCTTCCTGTGTGATGGTCGTGAGTGCACTAGTGCCTGATACTGGGCTTTTGTTCCACCCATTTAATGTTCCGATTTCAAAATCAGTACTAGAAATTGTATCTGCTAAGGCTACTGTTGGTGCACCTAAAAAAAGAATAGCTAATATAATATATTTAATTTTTGACATATCTCCCTCAATCTGTCTAAATTGTCCGCAGGAGATATAGTAATGGCACAAATAAAAAAAGGGCTATGACATGTAGCCATAGCCCTTTTTAATCGAAGTGATTAAATTACATCTTCTTCTTTTTCTTAGCTATTGCAGCCTGGATAAAAGGTGGAAGTTTCTTTTGTGCCGCTGTAAGACCAGCTGTCTTTTTTGAAGCTGTCTTCTTAGGTGCAGCTGCTTTCTTTTTCATCATTGCCATAATTTTATTCCTTTGTCTTAAACTAAGACTGAAAATTAATTTCAGTACATTTTATTTCCGCCCATTTTCTTAGAACCACTCATTTTCTTTGAGCCGTTCATTTTTTTCGGAGCACCCATTTTCTTGGAACCCGTAGCTTTCTTTTTCATCATTGCCATAATTACACCCCCTCTACTTTCTTCTTTCCTTCAGTAGATTTCTTGTAATGCCACATCATGTGACCCTGCATTTGGTCATCAACTTTGTCGACCTGCTCATCTACATGATCTATCTTTAAGTGGAGGTCAATGATTTGGTCTTTAACCTCTAGTAAGACAGAAGCTACTGTGTTATGATCATTTTTATTTTCTTTACGACTTCTCTGGATGAGAACAACTAGTGGCCCCAAAATTACAGCTGAAATTATTGTAGACCAGAAAGCTGACATAAGTCACCACTTCACTTTATTGGCCCAGAAGGCTGCAGACAGCTTGCCCTTGGCAATGTTGGCTGCGTGCCTTGCCTTAAAGGACTTTCTTCTAGCTGCGTCAGAAGAAGATTCACCCTTCTTTGCGGGGGAACCAGATACACCCTGCTGTCCAAAGCGGATAGTCTTAACTTGATTTCCAGACTTAGCCACAACTACATGTGACTTAGTAGGGTGACTGGGTGTACGCTTGGGTTTATTATAGCCAGTAACCCCAGCTTTAGATAGACGTGAATCTTTTTTTGTGGGCATTGTTGTTCCTGACTAAATAAGATAAAGTTATTTCTTTTTTTTCTTTTTCTTTGGCGCTTTAGATATAACGGGACCACCACTGTTTTGGTTGCTGGTTCCCATTCTAGGTCCACTTATATAGACAAATTTCTTTATTGCCATGGTTACTTTTTATTCTTGTAAGCCGTCCACTGACTTGAATAATGTCCACCTTTACGTGGAGTATCGATAACGTTCATTACTGAATCTTTCAATAATTTATAATAATTGTTGTCTGAAGAAGTCTTGCTTCCCCAACCTTTATCCTTAGCCATAATGACCCACCTTAAAATAATAGACTAGTTATATAGTAGTGTAAAAACCCTATATAACTAGTCTATTAAAGACGATTTAGTTGTGTTATTTTTTATTTGGATTACTTTTTGGTGCAACCTTTTTTGCAGGCTTAGTGCCACCATGATTCTTGGACACTTGTCCCTTTGGTCTACCTGGCTTCTTAGCTACAGTAGTAGGGCTGACGGTCTTATCCGCTGGATTAGCGGGTGTAATTTTTATATCTTTAGGGGTTGAATTAACCGACGTGGTTGGAGTCATCCAAATAATCGGCTCGTCTTCCTTGACATTAGTTTTATCATCTAAGTCATATCCACCAATTTTTGTTTTCTTTTTAAATAGAATTTTTCTTGCTATTTTTCTAATTAGTTTCATCATTATTTTTTATCCTTTTCAATATTTGTTAGCTAACTATTGTTTATTATTTTCCTTGTTGTGATTCTTTAATTAACTGATATCTTTCGCCTGTTTCTTTTGAAACAATTGAAAAGCCATATGAAGCTGCAGCTTCGATCATTTCAGTTAACTTATCTTTATCTTCCAAAGAAACTTCATTCAATGGCAAAGTAATACCTGCGTATACGTCGATATTCTCAAAATTACCAATGTTAATTTTTCTATTTACTCCACATATAAATACTGGATTAGTTGAAATAGATATTTCTGAACTCAAAATATTCACCACCTGATCTATGGGAGAGTCTAATGACTGCTCCATTGCTGTTTTTGATATCTTAGGCATACACGTCCGTAAAAGTTTGAACTAAATTTGTAGTAGCTAATGCTTGTTCCGCTATGTTTAAGTTGTCGGTGTTAATTATAGCAGAGGCTTTTTCTTTTATCAAATCAATTTCTTGTTCTGATCTATGATTCATTTGCTCGGGAGTCATGGCATGTCCGTCTCTACGCATCATTCTTTCATTTCTAATCTCATCAGACGCTTCGTAGCAAATGATTAATCCATTGGGTTGATCAAGTATTTTCTTAGCTTCATTCTCAAATCTAACATCAGAGATAATGATAGCCATCGGCATATCTTGATCCTCAAACTCTGGAGTTCTCATATGGGATCTAAATAATTTATTAGCTTTTAGTATGCCCCACTTAGAAAAGCAGTCTTCATCGTATGCCCTACACAAGTCTCCTGCCTTTTGTAGGAAAGATCTTGGCTTATAGCCTTCAGGCTCTATGGGTAGATTATAGATATCTTTCACTAGCTGGCAAAACATATCATAATCAGGAATAGTGCCTAAGGCATTAGAGCCAAAAATGTCATACACAACCTCATGGATAGAAAATAACTGACGATCTTTCTGCCTAAAACCCAATGAGTTTTTTCTTATAGATGCCAACTCATATAATGGTAGTGCAAAAAACAAATGATCCCATTTAACGTGATTTGACACAGGACTGACTTCTGCTTTAGGGACTATCTTTTCTGCAACTGATGTTTTCCCAGTCGCTGCCTTACCTGCTAGGCCAATAACTATCGGATAATCTTTATAAAATTTTTTATCTTTAATCATATCCATATTATACCATTCATATCCTATTTATTTTCTCTTTTCTTACTTCTAATTCATCTAAAAATTTATTTGCCAAGGCGTCTGGTTCCCAAACAAATGTTCTTTTAACTTGAATAACCCGAAAATTAAATTCATCTCTGATTTCCTCAATAGTCATCAGTAATGGGATTAGGGCTGCACTCTTGCATTTCCACTTACCGTTAACCTGATTAGCCACAACAGCTGAGTCTGTATATATAATTGGGTCTATAAGATCAGCCATAGAACATATCAGCAGTCCTGCTATTACAGCTTCATATTCTGCTTCATTATTAGTTCTAGGACCTAATCCTCTGGCAAACTGTGCTATCTTTTTTCTGTTGCGATAAACAACGACAGAACAGGCAGCTTCTCCGATTTTCTTTTGACCCTGCCCTCTAGATGCTCCGTCACAAAATACTTCTATGTTCATAAATAAAAAGCCAATCTTAAAAACTTAAACACTTTTTTCAATCAACCTTTACATCATAATCTATATTAAATCTTTTTGCTACTTCTGTTAGATTTTTTTTAAGACTTGATGATATTTGAATTGTTTTTGTTAATAGATATTTATTACTTTTATATTCAACTTGTGTTGGAAAATTCAGATCTTCTTTTTCTGTGGAATAAAATTCTTCAGATGTATTCACACTTTTGTAATGACCGATAAACATATTTCTTGTCCTTTAGTAGGTACTAAAATCCGATTCCAAATAGGAACCTTTTTCTTCTCTAAACGCAGCTACTTGCATGGACTGCATTTTGTCCATTAGCTTTCTAGCTGATTCTGATGCTATTCTAGCTGACGTTTCCATTGATTCAGCTAGACTCATGATTGCCTCACAGGTAATCATTTCAGTGTGCTGTGACTCCGCTGCTGCCATGGCTGAAGCTTCTCTTTCAGCTTCATTCTTTCCAGCTCTATTTGATTTATAGACTCTTTTATAATTACCTTCTATAATCTTATATTGTGCTCTAGACATTCCAGCAAAGCGCGCTGCTCTACCATAGACATTAGACGTGCGGGCAACTAGCGATGCAATAGTCTCTATGCCTAGATCTATAATGTCGACCTCTGGAATTTCTACAAAATATTTACTACTTTTTTCTACGTCAGCGTATGCTTCGATAACCTCTTTTAATTGAGGTCCAAGAAAATTCTGCAATAGCTCTTGCAGTTTTTCCATTGATTGTAGGTTCATTAATTCTTCTCCATATTGATTAGCATTGCGTATTCACTGAGATCATTTTCTATAATTAAATCTTTTACTTTATTTTTAATCTTAGATAAATGCTCTCTAACTGTATTTGGATGTTCATTAACTTTCTGAGATATTTCACTGGATCGTTGACCATCTACGTATCTCCATTTTAAAAGTTGTCTTTCTTGCACTGTTAGTCTATCAAATGGCGCAATGTTTTTCTCGCCTAAGACCCAAAATTCATCAATTTTATCTGCAGCTAATAACTGCTCCATACTATACTCCACTGGATCTGCCTTAAAACCAATTACATAGTTCTCATCGCCCTCATCATTAGTGGCATCGTCGTCCAATAATGGGAATGTCTTCCTGCCTAATTGATCAATAAGAAATGTATCTACGTTCTTTTTTAACAAATAAAAGAAATAGCTATATAAGAAACCACTAAAGGGAATTGGACCTTTAGCTGAATCCTTCCTTTCGTATCTTCCTATGCATTGAAAGAAGGTCATATATACTGTCTGTCTAATATCCTCCTCGTCGCCATATCTTTTTGCCATATAATGAATACCTCTCATGCATTCATTTATCACTCGCATGTTAGATCCATTTATTTTATTCTTCATTAGGGCAAACCTTGTGCCAGAATCTTTGATAAATAAAGAGATAAACCTTCGTATGTCATAGTCATTCAGGTTGAACTTTCCATAATATAATAGTGAAATATATTTAGTTAAAAAATTACTGAATACCTTTAATAATTCTTCTTGTGCTTTTGCTGAACCCTTTTTGGCCTTAGCGATTAGGTCTTGCATTTCATTCTCTTCTAAAGAGTAATATTGCTCCTTGTAAGCTGTCATTTTTTACCTTCCCAGTTAACTATGTACTGACTATAAAAAACCTTTATGTCTTCGTAGAAGACAATTTGAGGAACTTCTATCTCAGCCATAAAATTCTTTGCGTCGTTTGAGTACTTACTTATGACGCATGTCATTTTTTTGAATTCATCAGGATAATACCTTTTAAATCTTTTTAATTTAATTTTACTTTTATCATCTAGATAGCCTTTAATCTCTACCCATTCACCATTTCGTTCTAGAAAAAAGTCAGGAGTATAACCCTTTGTTCCCCTTTTTATTGGGAAAGAAAAAACAGTAGGCTCAAATTTAAATTCTATTTTATAGATATTTAGGATTCTAACAAAGTTAGCTTCCCAGCTGGATCTAACATTAAGTTCTATATCTTTCCTGAATCCAGTCTTAGTGTATTGGTACGCGTTACCCTTTTTTCTTGTGAAGACCCCATCATCCTCTAGGATTACTTTATCGATCTGCCTGTTTCTGATGTTATTCAAATTAGGTTGTTTTTTAAAAGAAGATTTTTCCAAAAAAAAGTCTTCTGCCTTGACAACATGTAGTTCCATTATGATATCCTTAATGCCTGTAAGCGTATATATATTATACACTAAAAAATAAAAATATGCAAAACGACTTGCATTACCACTAAGAAGGAAGTATACTAATCACCATGAACACATTAACACACATCATCAACACAGCAATTGAAACCATCGACAACGAGATTATCGAGGACTTGGTTGTAGACCTCGGTTATGACTACGGCGATGCCGTCAAGGTAGTCACAGAGTTCAATGATTTCGATTTTGCTATCGATTCAGATTCAACTTTCTGATTCTTTTTAAAAACTACGTATAGAATTGGGGCTGGGAAACCAGCCCCTTTTCTATTTTCTGTAACTATTGTTTTTATTTCTGTAAACACCGGTTGGACAAGCACCTGATTTGGCGTGATCACAGTAAGAGCACACTCTGCTATTGGCAGTAGGAGTAAAATTTTGATCAACCATTATTTTTTGAATAGTATCAATCAGTTTATTCTTAACTTCTTCAATATCTTCTTCAGTAAAAAGATGACCTTTTCTTTTTCCAGATCTTAAATAATACAACTCAGCATAGATTTCTTTTTCTGGAAATATATTATGAAGTGCAAGGGCGTATATACCGAGTTGCAAATTTGAGTGCACGTGTTTCTGTGCAACTTCCCATTTACCAGTTTTATAGTCTGTTATGTTAACTCTATCGCCAATAATGTCCACCCTATCTATAAAGCCAATTATTTTATATGACCCTATAATATAAGAGAAAGACATTTCTTTATCATATATAGAGAATTCTTTATCTACATTTTGATCGTAGAATTCATTTAATATAATTGATCCAACTGAAATAAGATCTGGAGTTATTTCTTGATTTGGATCCCAAATAGGAATATTATTTTTATATTCTTCCTGAAGTTCCTTTAAATCTAAAACTTTATTATTTTCTAAAGTATTTTCAAGAACTGCATGGACAATGTTTCCAAGAGCTGCCGGTGCGTTGAACTGTCTTGGTTCTTTCTTGATATAAGAATAGAAATATCTTGATGGACATTGGTCGTACGTATCTATTCTAGAATATGAAAAATCTACTAAACTTAATTTTTCTAAATCACTTAAGCTATCATAATTTTTAATTAATATAGAACTCAAAAATATTCCTACTGTTCTTCATTGGGATCGTATATTAGTCGACCATTTTCATCGAATTCTCTTCCAATTTCATCTATAGTGTGATTGTTGAGTTTATTTATATAAGCGCCCTGGCCGATTGCCACCCAACCACTTTCACCTATTTCCATATGATCATCTTCTTCATAGGGCCACATCTTCGCCCCCTATGGATACTTTAACTTCAGTAATATCATCTGCATTCAGATAATAACTCACAACTGTGTATAGGTCTTTTAATTCTTTCTGCGTTAGATAGAATCCAACACAGGTGCACTGTAGGAATAATTTGTCATCATAATTGTAAGTTGAATCAGTGTATTCTGTTAATTTAATATTACCTTTTTCAACAACTGCTGGAAAGTTCTGGCTCATTTTTAATCCTCGTAATAAGTTATGGGATCCCAATTAGGATCATTTAATTTTTCTCTCATATCTTTGACATATGAGTCCCAATCGCGTTCATCATCTGATTTCTTTTCATACTTAACTTGGCTCTTAAATGGATTGGATTTAAACTTAGTCATAACAAGTCTACCCTGCTGGGTTTTCCATCTCAGAGTTCCATTCTTGCAATCACAGAAATCTTCACTGTCTGCTTTGATAATAAGTTCCGGATCGTATCGACCTGAGCACCCATTACATTTTGTATATCTTCCTTTATCTTGACACCTATTGCATGACGGGCAAAACACCCAGCACCATCTATCTGTAGGGTTAACTGAAGGTCTATCTGCTGACATTTATTGCTCCAATTCAATTAATTGTCTAATCGCATCTTCCACTTTAGGGGATGCCTCTATCTTGTATTTGTAAATAAATTTATGTTTACCGTCCAATATCTGTAAGAATACAGGACGATCACCTCGTGACGAATCAATTATATCATAAATCTTATCTATAGTCGAAGTGGATATATTCTTTTTTACATTAAAAATTATTGCCTTACCTGTGGCAAATAGGTGGGCATCTACCTTTTCGCATGATGAGAAAAATAACTTACATGTGGAGTTTTCTTCGTCGCCCTCTTTATTTAAGGTTCCAGATATAATTACTACATCACCCTTATTAAAGTAATCGTCCGCTATATTTTTTGCATTGTTGGGAAAGATGATTACTTCAACATCTGAAGAAATATCTTCTATTGATATTTTGAACATCTTCTGACCCTTTTTGGTCATTATCTTTTTCGAGGCTGTAATTATTCCCCCGACTTTTATATTTGATCCGACTTGATACTCAGATAATTCAATTATTTCGCAATCAACTTTTTTAGAAAGTATGTCCCATATTCCCATAATAGGATGACTGGTTACATATATTCCAAGTTCTTCTTTTTCTTTTTCTAGCATTTCTATTTCTTGTAGTCTAGGATATTCTCCTAAATCTATATTCACTAATTCATCAAATGCCCCTGCGGCTGCTAAATGTTCCAACGTACTCTTCTTCAGGATTACCGGATCGCATCTTCTGAGGAAGTCCACAATGCTTGTGTATGGCTCTTCAGTGTTTCTGCAGTTGACTATTGCATCAGCTATCGATTGCCCAATGCCACTTACAGCAGAAAGTCCAAATACGATTGATCTATCTCCTACTACTTCAAAGTCAATCCCAGATTTATTAATTGATGGTGGGGACACTTCTATATTTAATTTTCTACAGTCCGATAAATAGAATGCTTGCTTTTCTTTATTTCCAACTACTGATGACATGAGTCCTGCCATATATTCTGTTGGATGATTCGACTTAAGATAAGCAGTGACATAACTAATCATAGCATAGCTTGCGGCGTGTGCTCTGTTGAATCCATATCCACCAAAGTATTCAATATCTGAGAAAATTTTATTAGCTAAAGTTTCTGACATATCAGATGTTCGAACACATCCCTCGACAAACATAGATCGCATCTTGGCAATTTTATCCATTAATTTTTTACCAATAACTTTTCTTAAATCATCAGCTTCTGCGGAGGTAAATCCTGCCAGCTCTCTAGCTACTCCTAAGACGTCTTCCTGATACAGCATGATTCCCAGAGATGGTGCCAACACCTTAGCTAACTTGGGATGCTCGTATTTGATTTGACTACGACCGTGTTTGCGATCAATATATTCCTTATCCATTCCAGAGCCCATTGGACCTGGTCTATATAATGAAATTAATGCCATGATATCTTCTACATTGCGTGGCTGTAGCTGCATCATAAGCTGTCTCATCCCTGATGATTCAAGTTGAAAGACTCCAGCACAGTTACCTTTACATAACTCATCATAAGTTTTTGCGTCGTCAAGCGGAATTTTATCAACATCAATAAGTTCACCTTTGCGCTTATGCACTAACTTAATACAGGAATCAATAACCCCAAGGTTTCTTAATCCAAGAAAGTCAATTTTCAAAAGGCCACACTGCTCAACCCTACCCATATCCCATTGTGTAATGATTGGATTATCTACACCCTTTCGCATGATGGGGAGATATTCGGTTAGTGCATCTCTAGATATGACTATACCAGCAGCATGTATGCCAGTCTGTCTCACCAGGCCCTCTAGACCGAATGCTGTGTCTACAATAGTCTTAGCGTCTGAGTCTTTATCATATAGCTGCTTAAATTCTTCAACCTCCATGCACTCTGAAAGGTTTTTTGAGATACCTAATACTGGCGGAGGAACAAGTTTGGCCACTACGTCTCCTCCAGCAAAATCATAACCTAGGGCTCTGGCGGCGTCTCGAATAGATTGTCTGGCACCCGTCTTATTGAACGTACAGATATGGGCAACGTGGTCAGATCCATATTTAGTTCTGGCATAGTTGATTACTTCATCACGATATCTATCATCAAAGTCAAGGTCAATGTCAGGCATTGATTTTCTACCTTCAACAAGAAATCGTTCAAACATTAATCCGAATTTAATTGGATCTAGATTTGTAATTTTAAATGCGTAAGAGAGAATGCTGCCTGCTGCGGAACCTCTTCCCCAACCAACTCTGACATTATTATTCTTAGCCCAATTTACTAGATCCGATACGACTAAGAAATACTCAGTAAATCCCATTTCTTTTACGACACGTATTTCGTGATTAGCTCTATCCACTATATGAGGAGGTAGAGGGTCACCATATCTTTCCTTCAAGCCGCTCCAAGCTAACCTATCAAAGTAGTCCATGGGTGCTTCTAGAGTTGGAATAGGGAAGTCTGGGAAGTGAATGTCACCAAAAGAAAGATTTAGATCAATCATGTCACAAACATCCATGCTATTTTTTAACCAGTCTGGATTAAATTTAGATGACATTTCATCATACGATTGAAGATAAAACTCTTCTCCAGTAAATGAAAATCTATTTGGAGTGTGTATATTTGCGTTAGTTGCTACGCATAACATAATGTCATGGGATCTCGCATCACTCTTGTGGACATAATGGCAATCGCCACTTGGGACCACTTTTGCGCCGATAGTTTCTGCTATTTGCACTAGTTGATTAAATACTTTTTTCTGTTCTCCAAGACCATGATCTTGAACTTCAATAAAGTAGTTTTCCTTGCCAACAATATCTTGCATTTTTTTTGCTGATGCAAGAGCAAAAGCATAATCATCTCTCAGCAATGCTTGGCAAACTTCACTGTTTAAACAGCCAGAGAGAACAATAATTCCTTCGGAATGTTCTGCTATTAAATCATGATCAATGCGTGGCTTTACGTAATAACCTTCTAGGAAAGATCTAGAAGATATTTTAATAATATTATTATAACCAACTTTGTTTTTGGCTAGAATAGTTATATGGTAAGGGCCTCTTTGCTCCCATTCATTTTGTGATGGTCCTGATCTTTCTTCGGGATCTCTATCAAATCTAGTTTTTCTAGCTTGATAGAATTCTGAACCAAGAATTGGCTTAACCCCAATAGAAGTTCCAGCGTCATAGAAGTCTAACCATGAATGTATGTTTCCATGATCGGTAGTAGCTAAGCCTCTCATTCCTAAGGACTTAGCTCTAGTTAAGTACTGCTCTATGTCACCGTGACCGTCTAACATTGAAAAGACTGTATGGTTATGGAGGTTAGTCCAATTCTTCATTAAATTCCTCTACTCTTGTCTGAACCTTCTAAAGAGCTATCTCTTACTTCGCGATATGTAATAATTACCACTCCACCGCAATACTTGCACGGTACTGGCTTACCTTCTTGAGCGAAGGGACTATTGTACATATATCTTTCGGGCTGATCTGATTTACATTCAGAGCAGACGCCAATAACATCATCTGTATTTTCTATCTCAGGCATGTTCACCTCCTTTATCCATTAGTTTATAAGCAAAACGCACTGGAGATGGAGAAGACTGCTCTTGTGTTTCAACATACTTGTCCCCTATCTTTACCCATTTATTTTTTTTCTCTAGCGAACATTCTCCACATCCAACACCCGCAGAATTAGCTCTTTCGCATGTGTATGGTCTTCCGCCGATTCCCAATTCTCTTCTTTTTATCCAATCGTTTACATGACTATTAGTTTTTTCAACATTATAGTCTGAACAATTACTTAAGATACCATGAAGAAATTTTATTGATTCTTCATTATAAGTTAAAATTGAACATAGGAATAGTCTTGCCTCATGTTCTAGATATTTTTTTTCAATAGCTTGTTGTTGGAGTCTAGCTATTGATGTACAGCTTTTTAGTAATTTGTCAGGAGTAAATTCTTTTTCTTTAACATCCACTTGTTTAAATGCAGTTGATCCATACTTATTGAAATAGCCCATAAAATCTTTTGATTTTTCTTTTTCTATTTCCATATTATAGGTAAATTCTCTAAACCATTCATTGGCCTTGGCATTGAAGTTCTGTTCTGATACTTCATTGGAAGAGGGCACTGTACAATAATCAGTTATTCTATCCATACCCTGAGAGAGAGTATCTTCTGGTATTAAATTTTTATATAGATTTGTATCTTGATGCTTACTGCCTTCTAGGCGCCACATTCTTCTAGCATCATACACACTGAAATCTAGTGATTCTAACTTGAGTTTATCTTTTAGAGTTGAAGCTATGAATCTAAAAATATTAGGAAGATTATTGGATGGATTAATGCCTAGAGTAATGGCTTCACATTCTATATGAAAGCCTTTTTTACCAGTAAAATATACCAGTACAGCAGACTTTGGAATATAATTAATAAGATAATTATATAACTTCATGCAATCAATATATGATTCATGTGGATCTTTGTTGTCTATATCAAAATATAATGATCCTAATCTAATAGCTTTATCTAGATCAGTGGAATTATAATGCCAGATAGAAGTATAGAGGCCAATATTTCCATTCTGTTGACGAAAAAATTCTTTATCCTTTGCTTCTATAAATAGAGTATTGTCTCCGTCTTTTTGACGGATAACTCTACCCAAGCTTTGCACATACTTTGCTGTCTCTAGGTATTTCCAAGATGACAAAAATTTATCTGGATCATTTGGGATTATCATAGTATCTTTGCCTTAGACTCTTTATCGGAAATACTGGCGATTACAATACGATTTTCTTTTTTCAAATTAAATGAATTATTTCTATAGTAGACTGATTCTTTAATTATGTCTTCTAGTATAGAAATAATATAAATTCTCTTTGATATTCTGCTATTCATTTGTCCATCTGTCATTAATCAATTGACTATCCTCGATTATAACATGCACTTTACTAGCTATATTGTCAGCTAAATGCACAATATAATCCATATAAGTTATCGGATATGTTTCTGGAACTGGTGACCATGGACCCAAATGACATCTCACTAGTCTCAAGATGCTTTGCACATTTTCTTCAGAAATAAACAACGTAGATGAATGACTGTCATTGGCATATTCCTTGTCATATCGAATGCAGTCTGATACAAATTTATTAACAGTGTAGGGGTGCATTGGATCATACTGAAACATCCCGACTTCTTCAGATGGAATACCCTTAGTAATATCATGTAGCAGGCATGCTGCAATTATAAGATCTCTTTCCTCTATGCTTAATGCATAGGAGTCTGATATCACTTCTGCAACTCTAACAACTCTTTTAGTATGTAGCACATTCCCACCAGGGCCATGTTCATCCGGTGGATGATATCTCCCGGAAAAACTAGATGGTATTTCCCAAAATGTACTAGCTTTTAGCAAAAGTGATCTGACAAATGATTTGATTCCTTCATCATCTATCTGTCCAATTTCTCCTAATAAGGGAGCCAAGTATTCATCTTCTTGAGTAATTTGATTACTTGTATCTTCTTTCAGAATATCATCTAAAATACTCTTACCCATTATTTCCATCCAATCCATTTAGAACATGCGTCATCGTGCGGACACTTTTTGCAGTAAGCTGTTAATCCTCTTCTTGGGACAAAAGTTTCCTTATGACACATTGTATCACACCAGTATTCCAAAGAGTCAATGTCTTCTGTACTAATTTCATATTCTATAAAATCTAAACTATTTGACATTAGATCAATATAACCAAAGTTAGTTTCATTAACTCGACTTGGATGACGAAGTTTAAATCCCATATACATAGCAGAGAAATCAACTTGATACATGTGTCTATGATTAGTCTTATAATTAAAAAGAAGTTTTGTTACATAATTTTTATTATCTTTTCTAATTATTAAATCAAATTTGTCTACTATCTTAATTTCTTTGTTGATAATTGCTATATACTCTTCGGATATAGCTAGAGGAATCATATCTACGTCTGAATAAGTTTCGTGAAATGTAAGTAGTATGCTTGCTGCCTTTGTGGTCAAGCTAGCCATATTTCCATACATGCTCTCGTGTTGTTCGGTAGCTATATCGTAATGATCTACATTCTTTGGGAACCATAATTTTTCCCACCTATTTAACAACGAGGCATAAGACGGACTAATGCCTGCTTGTTTTTTGAACCAAAAGAAATAGATAATATTCTTAATAGTTGATTCAAATTTAGCAGTGTAGATATCTCTTGAATATACTTTTTCAGGAAGTTTATCACGATATCTAAAATCGTATAATCTTTCACAAGTTTGAAAATCTTTAATTGCTTCTACGTTTAATTCTAGCATTAGTCAAAACCTTCTCCACTTAATAGTTCTTGAAGATCTGTTGACTCTGAGTATGATTGATCACTAATGACTTCATAATCTTCATAGATTTTTTTTGCATCGTTATATCTCACTAAAGGTGGATCATACATAAATGCAGAACCAGTAATTCTGTTCTTAGGTATTTGAAGCTGCATTATATTTTCATCTTCTGTTTCATCATTTGAAGCCAAACGTTTTTCTGTGATGAAAATTGTAACTGCGCACTTTTGCTGGATGGCCAAAGATCCACCTGTATCTGACTGCTGAACAACTTCTCTTTTTTCTTTCATTCTGTTTGAGTTTTCTTGAGCTGTGATGATCATGGCGCAGTTCATATCTCTAGCAAGCTTTTCTAATCTAACCATCATTTCTTCAAACTCGCCCCATCTTGGCTTACCTTTGCCACTGCCACGAGTAAACATAGATTGGATAGTGTCAATGATAACTACGTCTGGCATGTCTCCAGTATGACCTATCAAATCTCTTAACCAAAATTCAAGATCTTCAAAATATGGAGTTTCAGGATCATGGCGGACCATCAATCTATCCCCCCACTCTTCAAGTTTTGATTTAAATTTAGCCAAATAAAACTGTTTCTTTTCTTCGCTCCATTTATGAGCTTCTGAATAAACATTTTCACCAATGATTTGGGTCATAAGAATTCTCTCCCAGTGACCTAAGGCTTCTTCAAAGTTTACATATAAAACTCTATAGCCAGTATCCAGCCAATTATTAGCTAGGCACTTAGCAAAGGTACTCTTACCCTTGCCAGAGGGGGCAATAATTGCGTGTACAGCGCCCTTAAAGAATCCACCCTCATCTGTGTACCCCATAGCCCTATTGAGGGCTTTAAATTGCGTTGGCACAAAATCAGGTATGTCCAGCAAACGATCAGCTCTATTTAGAATGTCATTAGCTGTAGTCAATTTACTAAAGGGGTCGTACTTAATTTGATTTTCAAGATCCTTAATTAAGGATGTCAAATCATTAATTCGATTAATATCTTCTTGTGATTTCAAACCTTTTTTGTTAATAAGTATTTGAAGTTCTTGAAGATTAAGAATTTGTTTACGCTTATTTGCTTTATGCTTTATTAATTCAACAACTGATTCTTTTGTAGAAGAATCCAGACTAAGAATATAATCTATCATTATACCTACGCCGGAAGAACCGCCAAGTGCGTCATAGATATCTGTCTCGCTAGACAGCCATGACTTAAAAGCTATTGGATCAACTATGTCTAAATTAGTTGCTCGATAAAAACCAAGGAGCGCACCATAAAATTCATGGATTCCTTTTTCCCCATGAATCATACCAACTATATCTTGTGAAAGATTCTCGTCAAAATAGGATATCGCACCTTGCTCTTTCAAGCAGAGTGCGAATGCCTGGTATTCTAGTGGAGTTTCTTGTGATTCTTCTATATCTTCAAGTGCCATTAATTTTTAGAGCCTTTTAGTTTGCGGTAAAGATTCTTTTTATACTCTGAATTTTTCTTTTTCATTTCTTGATAATAATTAGAAGTTGTAATACTTGCTTTATTATTATCTTTCTTGCTATCTGGACTATTTCTAATAGCTTCCAGCATCCTATTATACACGCTGCTCTCAGTTAAAGAGTCATTATAGCGGAAAACAATTAACGCAATTCCATTATCCTTGCACCACTGTGCCTTAATGATATCTCTTCTTTGCGCTTCTTCAAATTCATATTTTGATTCAAAAAATCTAGATGTATAAAAGAAGTGTTGACGGCCATGATATTCAGCAGCTATTCCATACGAGGGGCAATAGACATCTAGTCGAAGTTTCTCGCCAATATGAAATTCATTAACTACGTCTTCTCCTGGCAAAAGTTTCTTCATTATCATTGTCAGAGCAGTTTGACCACGTGACATTTTCTTCTTAGAATCTTTTAACCAATTTAATCCAAGATAATTAATCTTTTTATTTATCTCAGATATTGGAACGTCAAGTTCTTTTGCTATTTGATTTATTGAATAATTAGTATCAAATAAAAGATCTATTAAGAATTCAATATCATCATCTTGTATTTTTTTATAATTATCTTTCATTAGTACTGTTATGAAATGCAGCCTTGCTCAATGACAAAGTTTTACCAGTATCAATTATGGACATGTTTAAATTATCCCACATCTTATTCATCAAAGCTAAACCAAAAACACCACAATCCAAAAGGCAGTAATCTACTTCCTTTTCCATTTCGGCTAATTGAGCGTAAACGCTATCTAGCTTTTCATGGTAATTATTGTAGGGAATATTTATGATATGAGTATCAAATCCAAAGTGGCGTTGAGCTAGTTTCTTATCATGAAGTGTAACAATAACTTTTGGAGTATTTCTAATATAGAAATCAATTACTGAATTATATGCATCTTTGTTATTTAGATAAAAGTATTCGAATACGTTTGAGTAGTAATACTCAAAGTTTTTGTTCAATCCAATTTTAAAGTGTCTTCCATTTTCAATGTCAGAAACTAGGGTGTGCGAAATTGCTTTCATGATTCTCTTATCATTGTTCTTTAATGAAGAGATAATATTCTTAGCAAAATTAGCTGGAAACGGATTCTCACTGTTCTTACTTAAGGCAACTATGGAAGACTTAGGAACATTAATGTAACTAAACTTTTCTTTTTTACCCATTGCCGAAGTAAGATTTCTAAGTGAATCTGTTGGATTAAGAAATGTCATTTTATCTCCTATTAAATTCCAAATGATCCCCAGTTTATTAGAACTGGTTTTTCATCTATGATTGAATTGATATGGTCTAATTGATGGAAAGCTCCACCGTCTAATTGTGAATATCGCTGATGCTTAGAGATCTTATCTTCATCTCTAATGTAGCCTAAATGTTGCATTATGAGCTTAGAGTCTACCCAATAGTTTTTTCTAGCGATCATGTCTGCTACATATGTAGGTTCAGATCCGCAGGCTAGTTGCCTATTTTTGAATCCACCATTTTCCACATACCTAAATATTCTAGTACTATTATTTGGTGTCCATAATTTGTCAACTCTATATTGAGTTTCGTTCCACATATGATAGAAGCGCACATTAACTACATCAAAAGGAGATGTATTCAAAACGTCCCTAATTGACGCGTCATCCGAGTGATAAAGTTTTTCATCGCAGTCAATAGCTACGACCCAATCTCCAACACTGGCAAACTTTTCTAAATTGCCCCACGCAAATGCTCTCAATTTTCCTTCATGAACATTAAATAATTGTTCAGGGGTTTGAAAAACTTCAGCGTATTTTGCTGCTATTTCAGCAGTATCATCCGTAGAGCAGTCGTCTGTGAATATTATCTTATCAACTTGAGTTGATAATCTTTGTAGTACATCTTCTAGAAATCTAGAAGATTCATTTCTACCAATCATTTGTGCAATGATCATTTTTTTTTCCTTACCTTTAAATGAAATCGAGGGGGTTTTACCCCCCTCAATCTCTGTCCAATAATTACTTAGAGACTTTATTGACGAAGGTCAGTCGACCATCTGTTCACGAGCCTCAGCAGCCGAGATTCGCTCAGTGTCTACTTCTCTGTAGAGCATCTCACCAAGAGTTGAGCGACGATTGCTTGAGCTTGTTGCAATCTTCTCTGCGTCTGCTTTATTGTTAGCCTTCACGAGCGAAGTTGTAGTCACTGTGAAATACTTGAACTTGTTATCTGACATTGGTATTACCTTTCATTAATTTGATGGATAATTGGTTGCGATATATTCTATCGCATCTTGCATTGTTGATGCAAGTTTTGTTGCCATATACTTTAGGTAAACTCTATTCTTATTAGAGTCACAGCAAAAGACTACTGCTGGCTGATTATTAAACTTAGCCCAAGCTAACTCAAAATCAGTACCTATATATGCGCGATCTTGTAACATATATTCTACCAGAATAATATCTGCTCTGCGTTGCATGAACAAATTTTTCTCAACAATTTCTTCTGGCGTTTCATAGCCTTCACCAACAATAGTAGTTGGATCTAACACATCATATCCAGCAAGGTGCAATCCTCTAGTTGCTGATTTGCGCCAAAAACGACCATAATCTTCAACTCCTTCGATTGCTCCTGAAAGAAATACTTTAAGCGGCATATGATACTCCTGGCCAATAATATTCTAAATCATTTGGTTCATCAAAATATTGTGAATAATATCCAAAATCTTTACGAAGAAGATTTGATCTATGTGATCTATGGAATTCCTCAATGCCAAACCACGCTGGCATTACTACTGAATCAAGATTCACTTCTTCATATCTCATGTTATTTTTATATCCTCTACTTACCCATTCGTAAATAGTTATATTTTGATACAACTTTAAAGCAGACTCATAGCCAGTCCACATCAGTGTTACTGGATGATTTCTCCAGCCTTTTGTTGGTGTTCTTTCTAAGAGTATATTGAGAACTTGAAATGTCTCAACGCGCTGTTTTCCAAGACGACGATAATCTAATACTTCTACAGATTTTTGAAAGTCTGCATATGGTAGAAATGTCTGCACTTTAGTCCTTTTTAAATTCGGTGAATGTTTTGTCGCCTACGCCAAAGTATTCTCTAGCAAGACCAGATGCTATTATAGCATCATTTAGGCACTCTCCGGCTTGATTCCATACTCTTGCTAGCACTCTTCCATACTTTTCATTCTTGTCAATAATAGTTTCTATCTTAACCTTATGGCTAGCGGCTGTTAACCATTGATCAGTAAATTCTTTTGCTGCTAAGCCCATTTTCTTTTCTTCGAGATTCGTAGTGCGACTCTCGGGAGTATTTACTCCATAAAGACGAACTCTACCCTTTTTCAGGGTGTCAAATCCTAAGTCAATAACAATATCAAATGTATCGCCATCAACAACTTTTTTTACTTCTGCGTTATATATCCATGGATTTAATTTATCTGACATTTTAATCTCTTTCTATTCCAATGTAGTCGCATGCTTTGCGAAATATTGCTTGACTTTCTTTGAATTTAGAATCCGCTTCTCCACCAACCGGTGAAGATTTGTGCCAGCTATGGCCAATGGAAACAGTTCCATCATACACCACATTATAGCCTAGATGTCTTGCAAAATATGAACACCACGTCTCTTCGTAATAGTGGGGAGTGGGGAGGAATGCGCCTGTTGCTCCAGGATACATCTCTTGATACTTAGGATGATTTGTTAATGTGTCCCAAACTTCTCTGCGGATAAAGTAGGCTGAGCCTGAGACCGTAACACATGGAACTCTATCTTTATAGAGCTGGTCGTCAAAATCACTTTGTCTCCAACCACGATGAGCTGGAGATGTATTAGTGCCAACAATTCCCGCATGCGTTATTAATCCATTTTCATCTCTTTGCTTAGGACCAAGAATATGAATATCTGGATTCTCATCAAAAATTTGTTGAGCTCTTACCATCGACGCACTAGTCATCCATACGTCTGCATTTAACAGTGCGATTATATCGGATGATCCTTCTCCAGCTAATTGATTGCAGGCTCCAGAGTATCCTATATTGTCATTATCATAGAATTTATTAATTCTATATCTTTGATAATTATATTTCAACCAATCAACACTATCATCTTGTGAGCCGTTATCTGCTATGTATAGATTCCAGACCTTAGCAGTCTCATGCAAATCGCTATGAAGGCAATCTAAAAATCTATTCAGTAATGATCTTGTATTGTAGTTAATTACGCAGAGGTCTATCAATTTATTTCTCCAAATTCAATTACCGCATCAAAAGCGGATGTAGGACTTAATCCGAATTCTACTAAGGATAGGAATTCTTGTTCTATATCAAACAATATATCAGAGTCATAAAACTCTTTTAATCTATTTTTATATTGATATACAGTTGGATCTTTTTTCTTGGGTTTTAAAGAATTCATAGATTTATTTCTAGCAATTGAAACACCCAAAATAAAAGAGCTAATCAAGAAAGTAATTTTACCATTCTTCATATTCATCATCTGATTCATCATAGTGATTTTCATTAGCTTGAAATCTTATGTGATCTGCTATTTCCCTAAATGAATCTGAATGTTCATCTTGATGTTCAGTTGCTAAATAATCATATGTTTCGGCTATGTGCATAGCTAATTCATGATTGATGACGATTGCAGTTTCGCCTACATTTAGTTTAACTGAGATTTTCTTCTTACTCATTTTCTTCCTTGTCATTACTTTCTTGCTCATTACTTACTTTGTATAAACAGATATTATCAGTGTCTGGTTCAAATGTTACGAAAAATATGTTCTTATCTTCTAATGACATCCCTTCGGGGGGAGGGCTATCAAGTGCTATTTTCTTAGATGAACATCCGTAAACTTGACTATGATTTTTATATACTACCATATAATTTAGTTTAGCCGCTGGCATTATTAACCTCGAATACATTGATTGAACATTCTGATAAAAATTTCTTTACATTATCCCAATCCTTATAGGATTCATCATATATGTAATAGACATTTTTTATTGTTGAATTAGCTATTAGCTTAGCGCAAGAAAAACATGGAGGACCATTTATATATATGTTTTCTGGTCTACTAGAATAATCCGAATGGAGAAGAGCATTAGCTTCAGCGTGAACTGCTATGCAGTTATCATAATTTGATCCACTAGGTGACTTCTCAGCTAATCTAGGGCATCCACCGTCTTCACAGTGCTGCTTTCCCTTAGGTCCACCGTTATATCCGACTCCGACTATGTGCCCCTGTGTATCTACTAGGACAGCTGAATATTTTCTTTTTCCACAAGTAGAAAAAATATTAGCCACGGAAATACACATCTGCATGTATTGGGTATCTTTTCTTGTAACTGTCATAGAACTAATATAGCTGCTATCGCTGAAGCTAGTATGGATATGGCAATTATTATTTTTCTATTCTTTGTATTAGTTGCAGATTGAGACATAGAATGCATCGTAAATGCCCAATTAATAAATACTACAAATAGAATTACTCTAATTGCATCTACTATCATGATACACCAGTCAACAAAGGTATCGATACAGGAAATTTATCAATAATTAAATCTTTGACAGCGCGGGCGTAGTCTTGGATCTCTTTCTGAGAGTCTTCTTCAAGGCGTTGATTAAGGAATAGGGCTACTGATTGTAGGCTGCATGACCATCTGTATATGACATACATGCCGTATGCCGGGAGAAACAATCTTGCCTGTTCAGCTGCCACACCATTTTGCATAGCCATGCTGTAAAGAGCTTCACCCTGCTGGATGTAATCTTCCAATTGCTGAGACAGCAATGTTCCAGTCCAGGGATCAAGAGGTCCTCCAGACCCCTGCTTCTTATTGTCTGGTGCCAGTCTCCACTCTTCTTTTAAGGGAATATAAAATTCAGGCTCAGAAGTTACATATCTTCTACTAGATTCATTCCAAGAATCCATAGTATGATCTGAACCAATTACATACTTCCAATGTTGGCGAGCAACCATCAATGGTGCCTTAAATTCAAATGTCATAAACGCATGTCTGAAAGGCGACATATGATTTTCTCTCGCTAAATAATCAATCAATCTTGCATCGGCCGCTGATAGTTCAGTTGATTCTTTTGCAAAAGATGCTCGTGCGGCGTTTGCCACACTAAGGTCTGATCCCATCATATCCACTAATCTTACATAACCTTTGTCTAAAACTTTTTTAATGGAAGGTTCATTAACTGAATCATATTCCATTTTCATCTCCTTCATCATCTATGTCTAAATCAGAGTAATATTCTATCATACATTCGTTAAAGTCTTCAGATATTTTATAGAGTGAAGACAATAAACTACTGTAAATGTTATCTCCATTAGTTATTAATTGTTCTTCTCCATCAACTGAATTTATTAAAACTTCAGATATATGACTCATAGCATCTGATAGCGATTGCTGGATTAAAAGGAGTTCCTTTAATCCAAGCTTTACATCTTTTTCAAAATGATCTGACATATCTTTTAATTCATCTGAACTAACAATTTCAGTAAATATTTTTTCAAAATCTTCATTGTCAAAGTCTTCTTTTTCAGGCATGGTATTTGTCACTTAATCGGACAAGCTCCGCCTTCACACTCAAGGTTATCTAATAAATCTATATTGCTTGAGTCGGCAAAATTGATTCCATCTTTAATTTTTGACTTTAGCTTATTATATGTATCCAATGTAATTTCTTCATATGGAGCCATAATAAAACCATGATCACTATGAAGAAGGAATGAAACTGACTTTACCTTATTTTTATAGTTCTTTTTCATCCACTCTTGAATTTCGGGAAGCTCTTCTTTACGATAATATACCGTAACACTTACATTATTGTCTGCCCAACTTGTTTGGGCACGAACTACCCATTCTAGTTGCTCTATAGCAGTCAGTTCCTTTGCCAGGGTAGCGTGTTCGGGCGTTTCGCATGGGAACTCCACTACACAAATTGTATGATTTTCCTTGCCATCTAGCCCAATATCGTATTGAACTTTATGACCTTTTTCTCTACAATAATTAACCAATGGATCATTGCTTCCCATGCGTACACGGCGAATATAATATTGCGCGTACGCAGGATGAATGCCGGGAGTAACTCCAGCTAGAAGACTTAATGTTCCACTAGGCTTAACCGTTGTTAATTTAATTGATTTATTAATTTTAATTTCATTTGACCACTTTTCGTCAACAGCTTTAAGATTTTTATAAGCGTCGTCAACCCAAGACAATTGTTCTTCCGTGGCTTGGAGCCAGCCAGTAATGCCTTGACCTAATCTTCTATTTCGCTCAATTACATCTCGGCTCTTTTTGTATGGGTAAGCCAATGTTGTAATAGCTTTTTGCGTCTTATAGAGAAGTGCACTAACATCAAATAGTTCTTCTTTAGAAGAAATATTAGGTAAGAAAATCTCAGCTAAGTTACAAGGCTCGCCGTCTTCTAGGCCAATTTCTCCACATGGATTAGTTCCAATAACTTTATTGTCATTGACCTTTTCGCCAAGTCTACCATTCTTGCGAATTAAATTACGGTTAATCAAACCATACGGCTCACCAGATCCATCATAACCCTTCCAGAATTCATCAATTATTTCGTCATATGAATCTGCGTAGATTGAGTTATTAGAGTTTGCACGCCAAGCTGGGATATCTCCCTTGCCCCAATTCTTAGCCTTTAAGAAGAGGAAGTCATCAGGATCTCCAATGGCGATTTGAGCAGAACGGCGAGCAGAGCCAGCTACTACTATTTTGCCTATTATGTTAGCGATATCTAGGGCATCGATGGAACGAATTTTCTTTCCAACTCTAGCATTAAGAATGTCGCATATATTTAGAATTCCCTCAATCAGAACTTCAGGGCCTGATGCTGTTCCCCCAAATGTCTTGAGAGTTGCGCCATATCCACGAACTAGAATAGTGCTATAAGTAAAAGATTCTCCAGTTTCAAAGTAACTCTTAAGAACTTTACCAAGCAGAGCTGACCAACCATTGCGTGAATCACCTACAATAAAGTCAGCATCGTTAGTTTTTTCATGGCGAACATATCCCACATTTTGTACTTTAGGGAAATCGTGGACGCTAGCTCTTTCGACTGTAAAACCGACTCCACCGCCAACCATTAAATGATCCATTAGGAATTGAAAATCTTCAACCTTTGAGATTGTTGTCATCCAACAGTTCACTAAAGAAACACCACTCATTTTTTCCACCAAGGGTGTCCCTAATTGCCACAAGCAGCGCCCAGCAAAAATGCCCTTAAGGTTAAAGATGTAATCAAATAATCTTTCGGCTTCTTCTTTCGTGTAATTCGCCCCAATTGCTTGTGCACCGTTAATACAGCGTTCGATTGTTTCATGCCAGTATTCTTTGCGACCAAGGGATTCAATATCTCTTGAATAAGTTCTGCGATAGACTATTTCCCCTAAACCATTAAAGCCCCAAGGTGCTTTTTTATCTGCGTATGAATTAACGAATTCTTTTGAAAGAATAATATTTTCCATTTGTTATGCTCCTATTTTATTTTCTATTTTTCTTATGTATTTAGGGTTTATTTTAGCTATCTCTGTTGATTTTATCTTGCATATTTGATCTAATGTATACACTTTGTGTATTTGCTTTTCAAAAAAGTATCCACTTCGCCAATTGAATACTTTATTTACAAATACTTTATGATTTACAAACATATTACATATTACTGCTCCACCATAGGCTTTGACAATATTCTTAAATTTATTTTCAATATCCTCACGATTACTATCGTTTATGCAGTCGTGACTTACTGCTGACTCATATAGCCAGTTATAAGCCTGCCTAGTCATTGGTGCTATATCAATTGGCTCTACAATACCAAGGGTTATTATTTTATTTCTATTCTTAGATATTTCGAGATCTTCTTTTAGAACATCTATAAATATCTTAAACCAATCATCTCTGTAGAACTGTTTCCACGCAGTACACCAAAATAATAGATTACTAGGCGGGTCTGGTATGGGCGTATTTTCCACTAGAGGAAGTATAGTAGCGCAAGCTACTGCTCGTTTAATGTGGTCTTTTGCTTCAGTTTCGTTACTAAATTTGTTCATTGAGTTTTTCCACAGAGCAGCTATGTGTTCTGACCAATTTATATCTGCTATGTACAGTTTCAAGTACTTTTCTGCAACAGAAAGTGGAAGGCTATTGCTACTAATGGCTTCTTCTATTTCTTTCATTGACATTTAGAATCCTTCATAAAATCGGATAAACACACTAAAAGGTATAAAAGGCTGGCATGAATAAGACAACCCCGCCATTAAGGCGGGGCTGCTTATAGTATTTACTTCCTGCATACACATCATTATAGCATGTGTTACTGGAGACTTGTATGAGATTACGGATTATTTGATTGTTGCTGCACTTTCGGGATCGCCAACTTTTGTTGCAACGAGACCTTTAACGACACTTATTGCAGCTGCAACTGCGGCTGTAGCTGCTGCCTTAATTTCATCAACGCCACCTACCGTGTATACAGCGATAAAAGCTTGCGCTGCTGTCCAAATAGCTCTTTCTAAAATATCTTTTTGTAATTTATTCATAGTACCTACCTTCGGAAAAATTCTTTCTAATTAGCTTCTCTATAAGAAGATGAAAAGTTAAACCTAACCACACTCCTGTGAATATACTTCCTGTTAATTTATTCTCTGTATGTCTCCAAAAAGCTCTAGTTAATGTTTCGATCTTTTTGGACTTTATAGCATATATATCATACGCTATAATACCAAAGGCTAAACCGCCCCAAGCTATAACCCCACTTTTTTTATCATCTTTCTCTAAGATGAGCGGGGTGCCAAACACTTTAGAGGGCTTTCGCAGAAGCGACTCCGTTGAATTCCTTAACCTTTTCACGACCATAATCTCCAGTAGTATTTGCTTGACCGTAACCACTAGTAAACACCACGGTACTAGGAACACCCTTGAATTCATTTGGTTGGAAGAACCCGAAAGATGAGGGGGCTCCCTGTGCTTCCGTGCGCTGAGCGTGTCCAGTGTTGGCAAAAACATTAGCGGAAGGCACACCGTCGAATATGTAGTTATCATATAAGGCGTAGTCGTTACTTCTATTCTGTGCATGGCCAAACGTTGAAGGGAATGCAGATGCTCCAGCTAAGCCTTTGAATTCCTGTGGCTTAAATCTTGCACCAACATATCCGGCACCATCTTGGAAAGTTCCAGATAGTGGATGAATATACAGAGTGGTACCATTTAATAATTGTGACAAGAATCTGTTGCCAGGGAACTGACCAGTGCCTGGATCAAAATGATTGTCAGGAGCGCCATCTAAAACATGGCTTGTGCTATATAGCGGATAGAAAGAGTAAGTGCCCGTGCCCTTAGCTTTTCCTGTCATTGATGTATATGGATTGACCATTCCAGCAGTGGTTCTACCCTTTAAAACTGGTCTAGGTCCTACGTAAAAAGTGGCCATTTATTTTCTCCTTATGAAAACTACGTGACTTTATAGTACAGAAAAATTTGCTTTTTTAAACATTACTCATAATTAATAATTAAATCTGTCAACACAGGGGCAGTCTTGTCATCTAGCATATTCAAAGTAACTTCTATCCATACCGAGTTAGAGGCGCCTGGATTGCTTAAAGTATAAGTGCCAGAATCGTTATAAATGATTCTATAACTAAACGCGCTACTGATTAGGCTTGAGGGAACATTGTATATTTTAGGAGTGACGTTAGTCACATTTTCAATAACGTCACCGTCTGGCGCAGTGAACTTAATAATTGTTCTGCCAGTTGATAAGAACTTTTCATATCTGATATCCAGGTCTGATAATCCATATGTGTAGATAGCTTTTCCGAGTTCAGTAAAATAATTTCTTTGAATAAACTTGATTCTTATTGCAGTTATATCAGTATCTGGGAAAGTGAATGCTACGGGTGGACAATTTCTTATGGTGTCAGCGCCTGTTGTGGACCAACCTCCTGGTGGTACTTTGCCTATGGCTTCCGTAGTTCCATCGTAGTATGCTTTTTTGTTTAAGGGAGTCCATCCATCAGAATCAGCTAGTGCTGGATTCTGCTTAGAACTGTATTCAATGCTGACTAGATCTACACCAAAAGCAGGATAGGGGTTTATCTTAATCATATTAGTTTTTAGCGACCCCGCTGCTTCTGCAGGTATTTTTACATAGAGCATCATCTGTGCTCCAGCCATAGATGTTGACTCAACTATCACATTTCTTTTCCAAACTTTATCAGGAGCATCTAGAATAGCATTATAAATTGGTGTAGTATCAATAACTGCACCGTTTCCATCTACCCCTGCAAAATTTGTATCTATTTTAGCCTTAAAAAACTCTGGCACTACTTGACCGGCAGTCGGGCTAGTGAATTTTAATTTAGAAAATGAACCGCTAGAAACTTTTGGTAAAGAAATGGTATTATATATAGGATCAAAGCTAAGAAGTTCCGTTCCAGATACAGCGAATGAGGAACCAACTAGAGTCGAATAATCTATTTGACTAAAGGAGTGCAGCGAAATAGTATTGGATGTAGCCTCTAAAGCGCTTACTCTATTGGTAAGATCTTCTACAGCTGAGGATAAGAATTTATGATCTTTAATAACTCTTTCAAAAGCCTGGGATAATTTATTATCAATAATGTTAGATTTGTTATAGAGATAAACTAAATCTTTATAATTTTCTTCTACTCTTTCATTGTAATCAGAACTTTCGACAGGACCGTTATATTGATAGTCTCTTTTTTTAGTGTTAAGTATGTCAGCCATATTAATTGCCATTCTCTAATCTTTGTATTTTATTTAGTAAACGAGAAAGTTTAGAACTGATCTTATTCATTACATCTATTTCTAAAGCTTCTTCCACTGAACCATCTTTGTCTATAAAAATATTTACATCATCTATAGAGTAAGTTAATCCATCATTTAAATTTACTGCATTAGTGACATCTGCAGGTTCTCCGATAAGGTAACTTAATTTATTTAAAATATCTATATCTATAGATTCTAGCTCATTTAATATTCTAGTTAAATCTAATTGTAGAAAATTAGTTTCCAAATTTTCACATTGACTTTCTCTACTTCCTCTAAATCTTACCCTATTTACTTGAAATAGTGGTTCCCTAATTCTTTGGGTAATTTTTGGATTATTATAAGTTGTAGCCATTTTTCCTCTTATCAACTATCATTATGTTTAAATTTAACTCTAATAGAATCTATTAAAGGAGTTTGAAGTGGATTTTCATACCTTATTAAATCTGCCCTATATCTTACGGCGGTAACCGTATCTAACGCATTCGAATAGTAATTAAGCAAAGATTTTCCAGAGATTTCTCTTGAAGACAAAATTTCTCTTCTTGTATAAAAGGGAGCTATTGTGAATAAATTAGCGCTTATATCTGATCTTCTTTTGAATTCCATGGGATCTAAATATGAGAAATAATTCAAGAACATAGTTCCATAATCTATCAAATTTTTATTAGACATTAAATCAAAATTAATAAGTCCGGAAAAATTCTTATCATAAGTGACAACTATATTATTAATTCCAGTAATAAAGTTCCATTCAATAGTAGAAGAAATTACACCGGACGGCAGGTCAGCTATCAGATTACCATTTAAATATATTGCTAAATTAAAATCATCTCTACTTTTTGTAACTTTGTGAGATACTTTATATTCTTTAGTTGTTAATAATTTTGTTTCCATTAAACCAACTCTTACACCATATATCCCTGGTGCTATATTGCTAATTTGATCTTTTACAATATCTGTATTTAATTCATTAACATCATTAATGGCTATTTTTTCTGTCCAAATATTTAAAGATTTATAATATTCTACATTTGAATTTCCAGGTGTTATATGATAGTGCTTATAGCAATTTAAATCAGCTAAAATATATGGATCTATAAATTGATCGCTAGCATTGACGGCCTCAATGCGGTACACTTCTTTATCGGTACCAGGCAGAGTTGTTGGATTAGCCTCATTAACATTTTCTGGATTAGGATTAATCGGAATAGAGCTTGAATCCTCACCCGGAACACCTATGTATCTTGATTGTACACTTGAACCACTAAGGTTGACAATTTTTTGTGCAGTGGCGTTAGTCGATGAAGTTGGTTCGATAGGTATCCAATTGAACTCAGCAATTTGTTTAGCGCTTGTGGTATCGGCTGCAACGTAATATTTTATATCTGTTCCAGACAATATTTGATCTTTCGTTTCAATTGAAACTGAATTAATTGTCAATTTATTATTGTCTGAAACTGGAATTGAAATTGGAGCAGAAACTATTACTGCTGATTTATCATAGTAGTCTGCATTTATTACTAACTCTCTAATCCCAAATTTATATGTATAGGGATTTATTGAATTATTTTCTATTTGATCTGGTTCAGTTTTATAAATAATTATCATTATTTTACTATAAAAATCAGCTGGGATAGTAAAAGAGAATCTATTATAATCTGTTTTTGAGGTTTGTGATCTCATTTGCTCTGGCTTATTTGTGTCCGTCGGCGTTGCCGTTACATAGATCGCGCATGGTGCTGATGTCAATAATGATCCGCTAATTTTAGACAAATTATATGAAGTATTAATTGGTATATTTAATGTCATCACGACCACTGATGGTTCTGGGGAGTTATGAGTATAAGACCAGTATGTATCATTAAGTCCATCAAAAACAGATTCAAAATCTTGAACATCGACGTTATTGACTACGGGTTGATTATTTGACATAATACTATACGTCGCATTTGAGGACGTTATGGTACTTGTTGTGAGCGCATTAGAAATACTGTTGGTTATTTTAGGTATACTAACATTGCCATATAGTGTATCAATATATGCAGACGTCATATCCATATCAATTGTATCTAAGTTAGAAAAACCTTCTAAATAAGAATAAAAATATCCATCTGAATTTGAGTTTGCAAATATTAAATCATCTATTTTATTTTCTAATATTTTTCTTTTACTTTTAAGATTATCTAATCTATTATTTAAAGCTGTAACAATAGAAAATATTTCTTGGTTATTTTCATTCACACAATCATATAATACTTCAACATTAAAAAGTGTATTTGCCATTAACTCATTTATTAGATTTACATCTGTTTTAGCTACTATGTCTAGCTTTGTGTAGTCTAATGGAATCGGATTTCCAAATTTATATATAGAAAAATACTCTCCAAAAACTTTTTTAATTTCTAGTTCAGAAGGTTTTTTTCCTTGAGAATATAAAATTTTATATATATTTCCTAAAAATTTTCTTTTTTGGATAGATGATATATTCATTACTTTTTGACCTTTGCTATTAACTCGTAAGAATAAATTAATGGAGTTATATTTGTATTTTTATTCTTTATCATTTCTATTTTAACATAAATTTTATTAACAATATTTGGGACCTTAGGACTATTCAAATATGCTACACCGGGAATTTGATATGAATCAGGAATATTTTTATTAAAAACAATCACCTCTGCTATACCCTGGGTGTCTAATTGGACTGGAGAAATTTTCATCCAGTTGCTTCCATCAGCTGAAATATAATAATTAATATTTATTTTATTAGAAAAAGTATTATCAATATTTGTCTCAACAGATAACATTATTGCCTCTACGGGGGCATCAAATAGGTATGGTGTAGAGACTATTTCTGCCTGATCAGCGTATGTCTCATAGCTAACGCTTATATCCCTTATTCCTATGGCCAATCTTTTAGCTCTATACATCTCTGTTTCTGCTGTAATTGGAACCACTGGTTCCAAAGTTCTTCCTAGACTAGTATGCGTAATGTATTCAACAGCGGGATTTATGATATTAAGAAGCTCAGAAGCGGTGGGAAATGATGATGAACTTATGCTAACAAAATTAGTTCTAGATATTCCTGTCACAGTTCCAGGCACTGGGGGCGTTCCACCGGTAACGGTGTATTTGATGCTAGTTGAACTAGTAATTTCAGACACTCTTACTGACTGAGGTGTTCCACCAAATAATTTTCCAGTACCATCTGTTGCAGTAATATAAGCTCCAACTTCGAGAAGTTGTACGTCTGTCATTCCAGTTATGGTAGCCGTCCATGGGCCAGCTCCTGCGACTGAACTGACGGTACCAGTAGTACTTATTGGTTGCTTTATACCATTGATAAATGATATAACAGATTGATAATCTTGATTAGCATCGCTTTCTGATTGAAAATACTTTACTGGTCTTGGATCATCTGCATTTGGGGGTGCTTCAAAATCTGGAGATTCCTTCCATTGAATGTATCTATCTGGGTCATTTAAATCTGTAGTCCAATTCTGGAAATATACTTTTTCACCATCAATATCAAAAGTGATAATGTAGGCATTATACACAACTGGCTTTTTCTTAAGTGTTACTTTAATCGAGCCAGGATTGTTTGTATTTGCCTTGAACTTATTGGGTTGATGTAAAGGAGGAATTATTATATCTTTATTATATGTCACCTCTTCATAAATGTCCCTACTGAGGACATCTGGATTAAATCTACTTAACCCATAAAATGGGCTTTCTGTTTCTTCATCTTGAGGATAATTTGGTTTCCAATATAGGTGCTTAATATCTATATCTTGTATTGAATCTTGTTCAAAAATTACTTCAACTTTTAGTATTTTTCTTTCAGAGAATTTAACTGTAGCTTTATTATAAAAATAGTTTTGTGCTGATTCAATAGTTAGTGGAGCAAATGATGAACCGATAAATATGGCTTTATCCAATATGTCTTCTGAGGTACCATCTTCTTTGAATATTCTAATTTGATTGACTTTAACGAAGTTAGACGAACCAAAGTAGGGGACTATATCAATAGAGTTTGCATTTGTAGCAACATTTGATTCCATAACAACGGTTAGAACTAATGGCTTAGTTAAGTCATAGTTAGACCAATTAGTTAGAGAACCTGCGCCCTGAGTTGCATCTGATCGAGTTCCAGTTACGTAAGAAAACTCATTATCCGATACTGTATTTTTATTTACTGGACCACTATCCCTATCTACATTTAAGGCTTCATACTCAAAGTAAGTTAATGGATTTGAATCCATTATACCAGCTACAGAACTAATTGTTGGATTTGATTCAAAAATATACCTATATGAAGATGTCCCATCTGAACTGGTAGACCTAATGACTTGATGATTGTTTCCCATAAATCCATCAGATGAAGTAATGCTTACCCGATTAGGCGACCATAAACGACTTTTTACTATAGGTAAAGAAAAGGAACCATTGTATATGTGTGGATTAAAATTAATCTTAACCCTATTGAAATCTACTTGATCTGCGTTATCAAAAGAGTCACCTAAATACACAACATCATTTGATGGACTTTGGGTGTACATCTGCAAAATTTTTGCTTTTGAAGCTATTCTTTCGGCGTATCTTTTTTCATTTTCTATCTCAGTAGAAAAAAGATTGAATGTATTAATTGTTTTAGCGACAAGGTAATCTACATGTTCGGCAATTACATTCATATCATTTGCTAGGTCTTTAGAAAATTTATTAATTTTAGAGGAGATGGGTGGTTCACCCTTTATGTATGGATCAAATTTAGTCATTGGTCCAGAAATGCCCTGATATATTTCAGACAAAAGTTGATTGTATTTTTCAATTCTTTCTTCATTTGTTTTAAAAGAATTTGTTTTTTCTAAGATCATAAAATCTCTAATCTTTAAAAAGATTTGATCATATGCCATTAGGTTTGATGAAACTTGTGCCATAATATTTCCTGTCAACTATTCTTAGCTACTGATGTTAATCTGTCATAATTCGAATCAAATGTTGCTGTCTTAATTTTCAACAGAACTGAGTCAGCCTTAGCGGGGATGTCTAAGTTGGGGATATTCTTTCTCATGATTAATCTGAATCGTAAATTATAAGGAACATATTCATACAAAACTCTAAAATTGGAATTAATAACTTTATTGAAAGTAATATTTTTTCCACTTTGAATAAATAAAGTTAAATTAGTATCGTAGAATTTTGCGCTGTATTGACTATTGGTATAATTCGTCATATTTATTGCGTATGTTCCATCTGACAATAATATTTTAACAGGATTATACCCGGTTCCTGCGCTTCTGAATATAGTGCCTATTGTCGATCCATACGTAGCATCATTTAAATATCTCTCATTTATATATGGAGTATATTCTAAGCTAATTGATCTATTCGAATCATTTTTAGCAAAAGCCTGACCTGGGCCAGAATTATCGCCATAATTTTTTGTTATATCTTCATACAAATTATATTTAATAAAATCTATTTCATATGGATCATACATTACTGTATCCAATGAATACGATACGCAGAAAATACTTGCTGGCCCAAAAAGAGATCTATCCGTAATGGTAACTTTATTTGACACTACGTTAAATGAGTACTGATTAGTATTACATCTAAGGCCATCTTTAAATAGTACTAGAGATCCGCTCAATGCTCTAAATCTTAATTTAGCTGAAAAATCTGTAGTGTCAAAAAATATTACTTCAGAATCAATTGAAGTTTCAGAATTAAATGCTATAGGCACCCAATCTAGTTCATTGTTAGGACTTTCTTTATTTGAAATAGAAAGTTCATAAGATAACAAGTTGTTTAGATTAAAACTTGCTGCCTCATTATTAACTGAACTTTTAATAACTTCAGCTTTACTTTTTACTGCTAATATCTGACCATTTACTGGAATTTTTCTACTGACAAAACAAGACTTAGCGACATTTAAAGAATCACTTTCTAAAAATTCTATTGATTTTAGAGAAAAAATATACTCGTAACAATCTGGAGCTTCCTTGGTTAGAAGATCTAATACTGCGTCCTGCGCAGTTCCATGCGAACTAGCTTGTGTATAGAATTGATATTTTTGATCTGACATATTATTGCTATTGCCTTGCAATATATTTCCAGGGTAAGCTAGTGTTTGTTGTGGGTTTTTGGTTATTGATGATTCTACAAAGTAATTAGAATACATATTAGAATAATTAGTATCTAAATTAGATACTATATTGTAGAAGAGATTTTTAAATATTGGCGAATTAAATAATTTACCTCTGTCGCTTAAATCAAAATTATTTGCCTTAAATATTTCATCCGAGATCATCTTAGAGTATTCATCAAGATCTTTAGGAAATCTATAGCTATAATATTCGTTTTCTACGTTTTTATTTTTAGACAAACCATTAACTGTATTATTTCTTTTGAAATGCCAATAAACCAAGTCTTGCATTAAGCTAAATTTTTTACTTCTTTCATTTAATCTTTCGTTAATAAATGACTGAATATTTTTTGAATTTAGTTCAGAAGTTATTGGTGCCAGTTTAGTTCTGATATAAGATGATTGATTAAAGATAAATATAAATTTATTAATTATTCTTTTGTCAAAAGATATTTCTAATCTTGAATCAAGATTTTTTGGTGTAGACAATAATAAATTGTACGACTCCGCCGCATTTAGATTCGATGAGTTTGTATTTGGCGGATTAAAAGCAACGATCTGCAGCAGTTGCAATCCGTTTCCGAGGTTTGGATTTAGTCTTATCGTATCAATGTTAATCCCAGAAACAAGCTCTACTTCGACAGCTGTTTGTGCTCCGTTAATTTTACTATAATCATAATTTAAATATTTTAAATAATTAATTATATTTGAAGTTAAAACTATTGGACTTTTAATAGTTAAATTCCAAGAATCTTTTAGATTATCATTAAATAAATTATTGAAATTACTATCAGTAGTTATATAATTTGCATAATTAGAAGCTATATTAATTGATTTAATATTGTTCATTATATTTTTATTAGAATAAGAATTTCCCATTTTAAGAATTCCACTAACAGTATCTATGAAATAATTCCCACCATTCACAAACGGCGCATTATCTCTATCTGGAATAGTAAAGTTAGACCCGTCATAAGAGTAATCATATAGGCTGTTATCAAATTTTTCAATATAATTAGCATTATATAAATCATCTTTACCTGAAATATATTCGTAATTGTTAATAAAAATTTCTAGATCATTAATATCTTTGTGAATTTTTTCTATTTCAGAAGAAAGGACATCTATCATGGAATTTAGTGCAAGTCCAGCTGAATTGGCTCCATTATATAAATTGTTTAAACGCAAAGAAGAATCTCTGAAAAGCTCAACTAAGACTTCTTTATTTAAAGTGGTCAAACTTCCAATAGAAGCTGCTGCAAAATTATTTCCGGCAGTGAAACCAGATAATCTTTTGATTAAAGAACCAATCTCAATTTTATTAACCTTCATGTTTTTAATTAAAGAAGTTACAGTAGTTTTACTGAAACTGGAAAATGAATTAATTGTGTCAGGTAAATTTCTCAGCATCTCAGTTCCAACTGTTCCCATCCATGTCTTGAAGCTCGTAAGCTATACCAGCTGTTAGATTATTGGATATAATATTGTAAATTTCTTTTTGGTCTACAAAATAATCTTTAACTTCTTTTGGTATTCTAATTATAACATACCCACCCTTATTGTAGGCTTTGCCAGATGGGGAATAGACGTCCCAGAAAGATAGTACCTCGGGAATTGCTTCTAACAACTCATAATTTGTTTTATCTACAGTTATCCCTCCACCCTTTAACCTTAGGTCTACAGTCTCTGGCGCTACGCTGTATGGATTATTGGTTACGTAAATAGTTGCTATTGGTAGAGCGAACGGATCATATTCGGACGATCTATTGTCAAAAATGGCTGTATCGTATGTGAAGTTAATGGCGGAATCATATAAATAATCATCAATTTTAATTAAATTATTTGTATTATTTTGAATATTTTGTTTTTTATAGATATTTTTTGGAAGTACATAAATATACAATGGTTGATTATAATAAATATTATTAGAATTTAAAACAGGATTCAATGGAATTGGCACTCCATTTATGTGATTAAGCAGAATATCCCTATTGACTGTCGTGTAGTTAACTTTAACCAATTGAGAATCTTGAGGTATCATATTCTTATTGAATTCTACTAAACCACTATAGCAATCAATATCTCTAATTTGTGAATATGCAATCTCTACCCATTGCGAAGATACGGATTCTCTAGTGTAAATTTTAATTTGAGGTTTAATAATTCCAACTATTGAATTTCTATTATTCGTAGGATGATTCCAAGCTAAAATCGGCGTGGAGCTTACCTGAATTTTATTAGAGCTAAGTATCAATGGAGATTCATTAACAATGTCCTGATGTCCGAAACCAAATAGTTCTGAGGAGGGGGATTCAAATTCATTAACTGTTGTGTACTCTGCGTTTAATTCTTGATCAATATAATTCGCTTTCCATCCAGTCCATTTACGTTCAGAAGAAATAGAAATCTTTTTCCAGAAACTTCCGGTAGTTAACCGCAGTGGCCACGCATCAAACTTAGATAAATTGTCATTGATTTTTCCTACTTTAATAGCAGAATTAGAATTAGTTTTGACAGAATATACTGGGACTATTGTTCTAAGTGGAACATTTACTGGCTTGAACGTTGTGTTTAATGTTGGACCAATGTATTCATTTTTATTTTGAGTATTGCCGTCCGCATCTATCGCGCAGACTCCAATAAATATATTGTTTACACCTCTAGATAGAATATCTATATAAGTTATTTGATTTCCTAAAAATTCTTTTTCTAGAATATCATAAAAACCATAAATGAATCCATCTTGGTTTTCTATTTCATTTTTTACTATAAATGAACCGTATCTTAAATCTATCTCTTCACTATTTATTGAAGATATTCCTGTTAATTGCGTATTGATTTCAGCTGAGGTCGGTAGTCCATAAGGCGATCCACTTTGATTGCATAGCAATAAAATTCCATCATTCACATCTACTGAGTTTCTTGAATCAGAAAAAATACGACCGTCAATTGTCCTAAGTTTGTACCCAGTTGCTAAAGAATTGGTAATATTAAATATTTGACTTCCACTATAATAAGTAGCTGACGTAGTTAAGCTATACTGATTGCCAGATGTTGCTAACGTTACAGGGTTTCCTGTAACAGTAATCCCGTTAGAAGTTACTGTAGTGATAGCTGCACTATTTAGTGTTACTGATGTTGGCGCACTTGCAAAATTTATCATCAGATTATCAAAAGTATGAGTTTCATTATCATCTAGCTTATATTCACCATTTGCAAAAGTCTCAGTTTTAGTTCCCTCAAATATTTGTGGATCAGAATAGGTGATCGAACTAACATAAGAAGCACTCCTAGTTAGGTTAGAGGTAGTATATGTCTTGCTGGCATCCAAGGCAGTTGTTACGTTATTGTGAGTCTCTTCAGAGACTACTATTGCAGTTACAAGAGTCTCTCGAGCAGGCACAGTAACCGTCTGATCGCCAGGATCGACGTCCTTAATGGTAGTTCCATAAGCTTCAATTGCCTTAATGCCAAAACCTTCGCCATAGCCGTAATACGCAACTGATCTTCCAACAACCGACACCCACATGTACTTACAGTCTTCTGCTGGCATTCCGCCCATCTGAATAACAACATCTCGGTTGAATGCATTTGCGTTTATAGAACGCAAATTTGTTTTGAGTATATCTTTCCCGAAAGAAGAGGACCATCCATACCCATCAATACTAAAATTTTTCCAAAGTGGATTATCGTCAGCTTGAATTTCTATTGAATTTACAATCTTTAATTTTGAAGTATCTACTTCAAAGAATATAATATCTCTAGCTTCACTTGGCCCGCCAAATCCTGTAAAAGTTATTTTCCTATATGTTTGATTGCTTTCGAGACCTGATACAACAACCGTAGAACGCGCTGCCTGCATATATTTAATAACTTCTGGAACTTTAGTTACATCTCTAGCCGAAGTTATCCAATTATCAAAATTAGCTTCATTCTTCCAAAACTTAGTTAAATACCATTTAGTTTCACTATCAACTTTGCCATCTTCGTATAATTGCTCGTTGTCTATTTGGAATTTTTTTACTGCCGCCTCAGTAAGTGGACCATAGATGCCATCAACTACTGATTTATATGAGCCATGAGCAGCCAGGGTAAACTGTATATATTTTACATATTCACCAGTTGGTTTCTTATCAGATGTCCATATCTTAGTATCTTTATGTATATCTATATCGCCAGTATATGGGAATACATTATTTGCGTTGGAAGTATCCGTTGGCCTCAAGAATCTTAGATCATCAATAGCTGATTCAAAATTTATGCAGCTGGCACTAGTTGATACTATTTCTCCACTGGGTAGGGTAGGATTAGTGGGGGTTAATCTTACCGATTTTAGTTGGGCACTGAATGTAGCCGTTAATCCAGTACTTAAAGTTACATCAAATGCTACGGGCTTATCTACTGCTCTAGCATAGTTATATTTAGATGTTAAATTAAATGGATAAGATCTAAAAGAATTTAATACATTTAATTCATTATTTAATCTTCGTGTACCAGAAGTACTATATTGACTATCAATAACTGCGTAGGCGCCAAAATTACTTGGTATTGTTAGCTGCGGCGAAACTTTATCTGTATACGCGTAACATTTAATATTTGGATCTGTTACTTTAAATAAATAATAAGATGAAGGTATATTTTCATTATTAATATTTGTACTGGTATTGACTACTGTCGTATTACTTATTATGACATCAGGATTTGTGACCTCTATGAATATTTCAACATTAGATGACGATAAACTTTGAATTATTTCCCTTTGTGCAAGTGGCAAAAAACTACTTAAGGATGATTTATAAAAATCAAATATAGAGCTATTATTATTGATAATAGCTCTAGCATATTTAGATTCTAAATTATTAATTAATACCTGTGTAAAATACTGTTCTTTTTCATCATCAAACAACGCATCTTGATCCATAGTCCATGACGAATCCCACTGCGTAATAAAATTATATAAAGAACTTCTGATATCTATTGAACGAGTTGCTTGACTCCTGCAATATAAAGCGTAGGAAACTATATTGTACAATAATTTAAAAGGACCCTCAACGATACCAGAGTACAATGTAGTTCCACTTAGATCCGCTGCAGTGGGGCCATAGTTCGAATCGGCTACTTGCTCCGGACTATTTATGCTATAAATAGAGTTGCAATATGGCATTAGTGGGAAGGTTGTTCCAATAATATTGCCTCGAGATAATGAATCTCCACTATTCGGATAGGCCAATACTACACCTGCGCTATATGTGGATGTAGAACTCGCGCCTAAATTTAGGAATGAGTTTACTGTTGCTGCATTATTGAAATATTTATAGTTCTTATAGGCGTTTCCCCTATATGAATAATTGGATCCATATATTCCATAGTTGTCTTTTTCAAAGATACCATCTTGTATTGTCCATCCACCATTTTTAGTATTATCCAATAAAACATTAGTATCTACAGTATCTATATAGTTGGATGAAGTTGTTGCTGAACTTAAGCTTAATTGTGGATTTAGTACTGTGGCATTGCATGTCCCACTGCTCATATCAAGAATTAAAGTTCCATTTTTTCTTAGAAATTCTTGAATTTTGGCGTTTTGATTTGCTGTTATTGATACTGGTGGAGACCATGCTAAAACATCATAATCATTAAGATCGTCAACAGAATCTATATTAACAAGCCAATAAGAAGCTTTTGTTTTATCGGTGTCTGTTCTTGCAGGATTAATAAATGTATATTTAGCTAAATTAAACGGAGAGTTTTGTAATCTTCCAAAAATATATGGATTAGCGGTAGGATAACTTCCTTCAAGTGATGAGTCGTTGTCGTTACTGTATAAAACTCCTACCTTAACAGTTTTTTGTACAATAGTGCCAGAAGAATCTACTTCTGAACCATAGTTAACTTGATCAAAATTAATATTATTTCTTGTCCTGGCAATCATTCGCCAGTTAAAAACTTCAAAACTTCTATAATCTTTAATGGCTTTTGACGGTACAACTATTTGATATCCACTTTGTTGGTTTACTTGGGAAATTAAAGTGCGATATTTATGATCTATTTTTGTAATAGAAAAATTATTTTTATCTTTATAGTTATCATCTATAACAAATGACTCTTCTGGAATTTCGTAAAAGTATGGAATGGCATTAATTGTTTCAGTATAATTTATATTTAGATTAAATATGTTTGCGTTGTCATCGCATTCTACTTTGTCGTATACTAATTTCAAATTATTAGGTTCATCTGAATCAAGAAGCACTATAATTCTATAGGGAAATTGATTGTTTGCAAAATTATTTAAAGTTTTAAATGGTTCTAAAAGAATTCTGTATTTTTTGATATTAGTTATTGGGTCTACATATTCTTTGTTGTCTGCACCCAAAACTTTTATATTAAGATCTTTAATTGATTCAAACGGAACATATTGCTTTAAGGATATTAAAGATATATTTGCCGGACCAGTAATAAAATATCTACTGATGTACATATAGTGAACAAAGTCACTTGCGTCCGTTTTAGTAATATCTATTTTTTCTGTGTTCGTTGCTCTGTTTAAAAATATATTTCCAACAGTAATATCATTACTTGGAAAATTATAACTTCCATCTACTTTTCTTAAGAAGCCTAGCTCGTCAGCAAAGACTATGGTTGCCTTTAATCCGTCTTCATTTGTAATTCTATTTTCTTGTATACTTCCAGATATATCAACCATAGAGATGTTGCTGCGTGGGCTTACCTTCGATGAGGAAAACCATGATATACCAGCAGCTTCCGTGGGAATATTTTTGCCAATTTTAACTGACTTCTCATTGCCGTCTGTTGTTAAGTTTTCAAATTTTTTCATTACTGTTCCTCATAATCTGGATGAGAATTCTCTAAGGTTGTTATATATTCCGGAGTTGATCCAAATAGCTTTAATTGATATTGATCAAATTTTCTTAATGGAACCCATTTTTCTGGAATCCAATTTGGTGTAGCGCCATTTGCAATAACGCTAGAAGAATCTGAATGCTTATACACGAAATTAGGAGTTGCAGTTAGATCTGAACCAGCCTGCTTGCTGTGGATGAATGAACCGGGTAAAGGCAGTCCTTCGCTAGCATACTGCACGTTATCATAAGCTTCATTCCAATAAACGATATCACCAGATATAGTAACGGCAGTTAATGATAAATCTTCCCCATCATTTATTAATAAGTTTCTCACTACAGTTGGATCATCAATCTCAATCTTAAGGAACCAGTGACCAGGATTGGTATTCGATTCAGAAGTAATATTATCGTTTATTACAAAAGTTCCGTCAGAATTTGTTGTTATACTATCTGCGGGCGTTCCGTCAAAGAGGTCTAATAAAGTTCTTTCCTTGATCCAATTTAGATCTATTATATGTTCAAATGGTCTATTTTTCCAATAAACCCTACCTACAATCGATACATTTGTTAGTCCGTCAGCTTGGATGGAATACCTTACTGGTGTTGCTTTTACCTGCAAATGAAATTTGTTATTCATATGTATTTTATACGGTATGACTTTTTGATATCCAGCGGTTGGTGTATCTGTAATGCCAGAAATCAATATCGAACTTTCATCCAATGTGGCAGGTATGGAGCCAGTGTATCTAACTATAGTAGTTGCAAAACCATTATCGTTTGTTTGGACTTGAGGGTCTTCAGCGTCAATCTCTGTGCTATAAATGTCAAACGACATATTTGGTTTTAAGTTTCCGTTAATATCATAAGATACTATTGATAAATACATTAAATCTTCTGCTGAATCAGTTATATGTGCTGGTGATAGGTAGGCGTCTATCGATCCATATTCATATTCATTAGTATCAATGTAAACATAGCCTTCTTCTAAGGGATTACTAACTTGATTTATATCAAGGTCTATATTGTTATGGTTATTCATATAATCTGATTCATAGATTATCTCATAAGAAGGAGTAGGTGACACAGTTGAAGGGGTAGTGGACAAGTATAAGTTAGCTACGTAAGAATCTTTTGCGCTGGAATAGACATCTTTATCTACATAAAAAGCGTTATTAACATAATATACGACTTCGTATTCTCTACCCTGGACTGATGGGGTAGCCTCTGAGAATGGCGAAATAACATTAGTTGCCGTACTCAAATTATTATATAAAGTTTTTCCTGTATATAAATCTTTTACAGATATTTTAGATATATTTTCATATGCCAGATATAAAGAGTTGCCACTATTTCCAAGAATATTTTCAGTATTATAAAAACTTGCCTTACCTGGTGTAGCTGAATCGGTAAATATTAAATTTCTATACTGAACAGCTGGTGTAGCTGAATCATTGGCGACATTTACTATTATAGGTGCACCGAATCTAGGTATAGAAGTTAATTCAATATTAAAAAACTTTCCAGTATGATTTTGGGTTACTGGATTAGCATAAATATAGTGTTGGTCTTGATCAAGATATAACCAGCCGGTATTTAATCCAGTAAGATATGAACTCTCATTTAGATTAGTTCTCTTGGCATTGACGTTCACATATGTTTTTTCACTTGACGATATTGAGGAGTTTAAGCTATCTAGTAGTACTTCGGGATTATCTACATAAGCTTCTATGCTGTTCGGTGTTGCTGCAAGTTTGACATAATTGATATCATATATATCTTCTAAATCTAAATTAAAAGAAGTTCTATTTAAATCAATAGTCTGCAAAAATTTATCTTGATTATAGAAATAATTTTTTGATTCATTTATCTTATTGTAAGTATTATTATTTTCATCAATATAACCACTAAATACATTGGGCGTTGTGGTGGCAGTGAATATATCATTAGTAATCTTATCGAATGGATAATGAGACGAAGGGGTTGCAGCGTCAACGAGTATATAATTAGGAGTAGTAGAAGAGAAGTTAATTGTTGCAGATGTTAGATAGTCTTTAGATCCTATCAAAGTGTTATTTGATGCATAAAATCCATACTTAATATTTGGAGATGATGGAACCAAGTATGAGTTTTGGGTATATGGATCTATTGCATATCCGCCATGAGAAGAATATGATCCAGAGCGATAAAGATCTTGTATTGCTGGAGTAGCTGCATTTATGTATAGATAGTTTAGGGATGAACCTGGTGGATATATGATCTTATCTAATAAATCATCTTTAAAAGATATAATTTTATTTTCTTTGCCGGAAGCAGATATATCATTTACGGAGTTTAATACAATATTAGAAGTTAATACATCAGAATTTTTTACCTCTTGCTTAGTTTCATAAACAGTGGATCCAATTCGTAGATTTGCATTTGTATAGTCTATATTTGGTGATGTTAATGTGGTAGAGGTGCTGGGGCTTGGGTTGGATACATATGCTATGGGTGATGTGTTAAAAGAAGCTCTATAACCAGCAACTTCGATCGTATCGTATGACTGTGTTCCCTGATTCCATCTAACACTATACGTAGTCTTAACGCTGGCTGCGTCATAGACACTAATTGAATTTGATGCTGGGGTAGCCTCTGTATTATAATACACGTCATTTGTTACTTTATTTCTAAACTCAAGATCGGTTAAAGTTAATCCATCTTGGTCAAATATTTTTATCAGACTAAATTCTGGACTTGCAGAGTGAGTAGATAAGAATCTATTTCCAACGTACATATCATCTCTATCTAGATAAGATAGATTGGTATAAAAAGTATTTGTTGCTGCATAGTTATCGTGGGGCGGTATAACAATTTCGTATGCTACTGCTACTCCTATGCTTTCGAACGGAACGGCAGTAAAAGACCGCACTGGACGCACGCGGATCGTGGGGGTCATCTTGTTGATGTCGGCGTACTGATCGCCGTTGGAGAAATTCTTGTACCACGCGAAGACGCTGCCGTTCTCAGAAGAACTCCAATAGGTGAAAGTAGAAAAATCGTTGCCAAGAGCAACACGGTTTGTATAAATTTGGGCAAGTTCATCTTTCGACGGCAAGAACCAGTCCGATTGTCCGCCAGAAACTAGTTCACTGCAATAAACGGCAGCCGATGTTGCTGCCACATTTCCTGATTGAGCAACAATATCAATAGTATTTTGTGCGCCAGTACCGATTGCGGTACCATCAGCACCGGAGACTGCAATTGATTGATTCGATCCAGTCGCCCAAGTTCTTTGGACTTGAACGCCAACAGGTGCTACCTCAAAATATTTGCCCGTAGAGTTTCCAGCCGTAGAGGGAGTGATAAATATTTTTCCTCCACCAGGACCAATATCCCCAATTGCGTAGGATCCGGTACCAGCTTTTCTTCTGGGGGCTTCGTAATCTGAAACTGTTTTAGTATAATTTAAATACCAAGAATAATGGATATCTACTGGGGAATATACATACGAGGGCGTACTACTTATTTTTGTTCCGCCAATTTCAATATGTCCAGAAAATGATACCGTTGCTGATTCAACTGGATCTATCATTAACTTAGCGTCGTCAAAATCACCAACACCTGGTTGATAATACTCAGCTGGCAGATCTGTATCTGTATCGTAAATTGCTGCAATTCGGCTTATACCTTCACCTAGTGTTCCAGCATAATCCCATACTCCATCGCCCCAATTAACATATCCTAAATTACTTGGATATTTAATATTCAATTCTTCTACTAACTGCTTAAAGGCTGGAAGTGGCTTACCATCTTCGGAGAAATAATCTGCTGAAGATTCAATATCAGATATTTCTAAAATCTCTGGAGTTGCGCCTGAATAATCGGAATCCGGCGTGGAACCATATGCTCTCCATAGGTCTAACTCTCTTCTAAGAGTTTTCTTGTAGGCGTCCATAGAGACACCGGGAATGTTCTTAGTGACATCTAAAATTCTTTTTTTATAATTAGAGTTTGACTCTAGATTAAGTCTCGGCAGACTGACTCGAGCGCCAAATTCATCAAAGTCATTATATATATTTAAAGGGTCTTGACCATATGTGGTGTTATTAACTTTTAATATTGAAAAATTTCTCATTGTTATTATTTGACGATCCACCGCATTATAATAAAATACATAATCTGTAGATCGAGAACTAAAGAATTCCAATAAAGAAGAAACTCTACTCAACGGTATATCATCGCCAACTATTGTATTGATATTAGCTGGAACATTATATGATACATAACACCATGCTAGTTCATTGATATCTGCGCTATTGATATAGGCATTAATTCCATATAGATCAATCTTACCGGATATATAATCTAAATTTTCTCCAACTAGGGCATTTAGAAATGCACCGCCAGTTGAGTTGGGGGTCGCTAGACTCGGCGTAGCATCGGCCATTGAGTCTTCGAATAATGCTGTCCAAGAAGGAAATCTTTTAAGAATATTTCTTACAGAATTAGATATTACTGGAGAAATTGGATTATAAATTCCTATTTCTAAATAAAATACTAAACCAAGTTGATTGATGTTTATTTCATCAGCATATATTTCAAGTTCTACTTTTATATATGGCTTTGCATTTCTGATAAAAATAGCGTTGGTATCTCCACGAAGGGAAGATTTTAGCCACGGTCCATCTTCATTATCTGACTCATACATCTGAATATTAAAAGTGGGAGATATAGTTCCTGGTATATTTGTAAAAATATGCCTATAACTTAGAATATCTATTCTTGAAGAAGTGTCTATAAACCTTTGAACGTTAGGAGTGGCTTCTTCATATATTATTTCTCCAATGTCTGTCATATATATAGCGTTGGAGGTTAGCGGAGTATGGCCACCCAATGTAGATGGTGAAGTCAATTCTGTTCCGACGAATGTTCTATCACCTATCAAATCTAAGCCAGATGGTGACCTTATAGATGAGTAGTTCTTATACTGATTATTGCTATATAAATTTATAGAGTCAGTTGTCCATATATTGCCAGATTTATTAAAATCAGAACTTTTTAAAAGTAACAAATATTGCTTCATGCAAAAACCTTTTTAATAATTAGAAGATCCTATTATAACAGAATATATATTCACACTTCCAGCTGTAACGTATTCTTTTATACTATTTGGCATAAAATCTCTTAATGGTAGCTCTTTGCCATCAGCTGTAAATGTATTAATAGTGACCCCTCTTACAAGATCGGAAGAAAGCTTTATTTGTTGTTCTATTTCAGATAATGAAACAGTATTTCCAATAGTCATAGAATTTAAATATCGCTTAACAAACATCGCTGCCTGATTTCGCACTCCATTAATTATAGTATCTGAGTTACCTGAGGGAATGGTTATTGTAGCTGAAACGTTAATGCTAATTTTCTCTGCTACTCTTACATTGAATCTGACACCAACAGGCTTAACAGCACTGATTGCACTTAGAATTGCTTGTGGCAAAGCTTTAATCGCAGATGAAACCTCAGGAACTACAATGACGTCACATGACCCTATTCCATAAGAGGCTTCACGTATCCTTACGTCTTTCACTCCTTTAACCGAAAGGGCTGCAAATCTTACGGATTCGACTGTGCCTGGAGCCTTAGTCTTCATGGAAGCTAGTATTCTTCTACGATAATTATCATCAGACTCTGATGTAATATTGGAGTAAATTTCCTTGGGGTTATTGGAGAAAACAACTACTGTTGGCGGTGCAATAAAATTATGTTTAGTGAGCGAATTTTTAGGGGCAACATATGAGTTATCTGAGAAATTTGGTTCAGCCCTACCATAGGATCTTGTAGCGCCAGCTGGTATAGAAACAGTCGAAGATAATTTGTAGCTATATTGTTTAGTGGTAAAATTAGACACGTCATTGTATAATAATGTACCAGCTGGTATTGTTATTCCTGCGCTGTGGGGTTTATCTATGAAAAATTCTACGTTAAAAGATTGTCTTTCTTCTGCGACAAAATTTGTAACGGACTTTCTTGAGACACCATATAGATCTCCAATTAAGTCTAAATTCCTACCAGACGCTGTACTTAAGTTACTTTGCGAAACAGTAAATCTAAATGCCTCATAAAGATCAGATATCTCCGCACTAACTGACTCTGCGAAGGCTCTAGCAATAGAGCCTGGATAAATGGCTGTAATACCAGCATTTTTTTCAAGCCCATTAAGTATGGAGACTAGGATTTCTGATTTATTTTTAACACCGTAAATAGCCATTTATGCTCCTAAAGTCTGACTAACAGATAGAACTACTGGTTGATCAATATCTGAAATTATATGAACATCAAAACGAATAGTATCCTTACTGGTAGGAACTGAATCTATTTTAATATTTCTACCCTTAAAAATACCTTCTCTTTGCAATCCTGTTTGAATTAGCTTTTTGCCAAATTCTCCGGTTTCTGCAGACTGGGGCATTCCATATAGTAAAGATAAATCAATGCCTAACAGTGGATATATGTAAAAATCTCCAGGCTCTGTCATTAGCCTAATATAAGCCTGTTGTACATCGCTCTGCATGGAGGAGTTAGTTAAAACGATATCCTTATTGCCACCAATTAATATGTCTCCATTTAGTGTAAAATATAAATCACTCATTCATTTCCCTTAATGCCCTTAGGTGAGATTGGTCAAAAGTAAGACCTTCTCTAATGTATTTTACCATTAGATCGATATGCTCTTTCGAATAATTGGAAGAGTATGCTTCTAGCAGTCCAACTTGTTCAAAAGTTAAATCGGACAAGTTATCCTCCGAAGTATACGTCTGCTGAGGTATTATCTGCTCTTGATTAAAACCATAGTCACCAGATATAGTAATGGTCTTTTGATTTTCCTGATCTTCTAAATCGTTCATCCTATCTAAATAATATGAAATACCATTTTGAGCTGAATGAATATTCTTATAATTTAGTTTGACCAACGTAGGTTCCGAGTAATCAGATGAAGAATAGTTAAAATTATAATTATTCCACCTAAGTCCGTCCTCGTTACAGTGCATTCTAATTTGATCTCCGAATAAGGATATACTCTTAGATCTACCACTGATGACTATTCCAACTCCGGGGGCAGCAAAGATCTCTATATCTCCCTGATCATTTAATCGTATAAAACTAGATAAATCAGGGTGAGTTAATCCAACTTCTCTATCAGAAAATTCTTTTCTTTTTTGGACTTCTGATTCAACTGGAAAATTCATTTCCTGTTTATTCCGTCTATTCATAGCTCCAGTATCTAAGATATCCATTAGTGCACCATAAATCTAGGTATTCCAGTATTTACTACAGAATTTCTTATGTGAAATTTATTAGTTGCAACATCATCAAAAAAATTAAGTATATATGGATTTGATTCATTTGTATCCCTAAACCCTATTAAGCATCTTGTCCCTAGGGTGGGTGAAACTGATTGAACTCCTTTGACTAATGGGCAGGGTACATTTTTTAAAACGTTTCCCATATTTTCAGAGTATTGTTCATCTAAGATAACATCAGCTGTACTACTTGCCCTATTATAACTGACTATAATTCCAGGTCTTGTCCTGGACTTTTGCATAGATACGTTGTCTATTTGATCTTGTATTTTTTTATCAAATTTTGGATAATTACCTGGCATTTTTATTTAGTCCTCTCATAGTCTTCCTGTGAACATTTCGCCGTTCATCCATCTCTCTATTACTGGAGCAGATCTGGATGTGGCCCCATTGCCTGCAAAGGCAAAATATCTTCTTACCCACGCCTTTAAGGTTTCTTCTGTTTGATTCGTATTTCTTAGATAAACCCCTGCAGCGTCTGACCATTTAACATTACTAATTGGGCCATAAATAGGTGCCCCGCTTCCTGGAGCGCCCCCATAATCCCCCCATGGCTGAAGTACATGTTGCATTTCTGGAATTTGTCCTAATTTCTGGTCTGCTGGAAGTGGATAAACTGGATCTCGACCACTAGCCATTTTATACAGCATGAATGCTTGATTTATCGGTATCCACAATCGATCACTAGTTGAATTTCTACTATCCGTTATATAAGCTGGAGTTTTTTCATTGGCTTTAGATTTAGCTATACTCGTGAAAAAAGATTTCCATTGATCAAAGTTTGTCAGTCCAAAATATTCCCACGCTGTTGCAGCCAATTTCCAACCTTCTGTAATTGCTACCGTTGGGAGTGGTGTCATATATGTTTTTTTTCCGTGAGCTAACAAATTAATTTGAAAACAACCAAAAGAATAATCTCCGCTATTAAGTATTCTTGGGTTCCAACTGCCGACATTGCCTTCTCTAGCAGTTATTGCAGTAAATAGAGCTGCCAATTCTGGGTAAGCTATTGTCCCTGCGAGAAGTTGGAAAATTTCATCTTGACTTAATTCTCCAGTATTAGGTACTTTATAGCTTTTAGTATATTTGGAATCAAGAATATTTCCTGGAGTTATACCTATACCAAAGCCGAAGTCAACAGTTGAACCTGGCACTGTGGCGGGTGTTGCTGGAGGACCAGTAGTAAAAGCTCCTCCTGGTCCAGTGTATATCCCTGACCTTGCGGGGGAAAATGCAATATGGAGGTGATTTCTATGACCGCTGTCTGGAAACCATCTAACGTGTTTTAAGTTAGGAAATCTTAGTTTTATCGCTGCGTCGTCTGCGTCTTTCTTCTCACTAACTCCATATTCAGTTTTTAGTCGATCATCAAAACCTAACAGGTCTGGAATTAGATGCATGGGAAATGAGTTTATAGCAGTTAGGAACATGTCCATAAAGCCTCTAAATGTATCTAAATTTTGGCTCTCCAGATCGTAGAATGTTCCGGATAGAGATGTTCCGTTCATAAGATCGAATGCTCTACCAAAACCATGTGCAGAAAGTGTATTACCCTCTGTCATACTGTTCTTTCCTGGACTATCTGACCACCTAGTCATTCCAAAACCGCCACTAAACTTAATTTTTGTACTTAGTAAAATAAAAAATTCAATTATTGCTGGACAAATATACGCCGTTTGCGGAGCAGCGTCGATAATTTCTGGTGGAATTATAATGATATTTGAACTTTGATCCACAAGAGGGAATTCAGTTCCTCCATCTTTAGTTCCCAAGTCACGTAATCCATTTGGAATATCAAAAGGCCAACCAGATTTTAGATAACTACTACTACCCGCGTATCCTATATTGGCTAAAACGAGTGCTCTTTCAGCGTGCCATGCCCGTTCTTCTACTGTGCTGTTATTAGTTAACATAACCATTCTTCCTCCAGCACTTGGATTTCCTGAATCAGTATTGGGTGGCGTATCTCCATGATTTCCTGTGCCAGCTTCTTTTGATTGGGTTTCAAAAGACACATAATTATCGTACAGGTTTCCTTCCGCTTCTTCAATAAAAGAACTGCCGCCTTGTTTCCCTACAATACTTTCTGCAAGTATCCTAGCAAACGCAGCACCTCCCCTAAGCTTCGCAGTCTCTGTGGCTCCATCAGCATTTGTATAAGTACCACCTTCTGGATTTTCAATTACTAGAGTTGAAGTTGAATCAAAAGTTGATTCCGAGCCGGCAGTGATTAAGGAGTTTAAAGAACTCCCAATCGATTTATTATAAAAAGTAGTTGCAAATTTTGGGGACCTGTATAAAACATCTCCAGATATAGCCTCTGATATGGTTCGGCTAGTAAGAGTTTTGCCAGAAACTCCATTTTTGCCAAAAGTTGTATTTTCAACAACAATTTTTCCATTTGGAAAATTTTTACTTTTTGGATAATAACTATCAAAAATAGCATTTGTTATCGACTTAGAGTTTGCCATTTGGCTTTTGTCAATGTTAACCATATTATACAGTTCCTCCTACTACGATTGGCATTGCGGCTGATTCTTCAGCAGTCGTTACAGAATCTGATTCTGCTTGAAGATCTGCAACGTAGACTCTAGCTAAGTTATTGACTACTAGTTCCCAGTTTAGTGTGTATGGATGTCCATCTTCATAATATTCATCCCAGCTAACTTGAGGCCATTCTGAAACTACGTTATAAATTTCTTCTAATATTTTCATATAAACTAAAATATTATATTTCTTTACATATTGTTCGGACAGTCCGTGTAATGGATCTAGATTATCTAAATCATCAAAATAGTCTTCTTTTACAGTATTAGCTATCTTGCTATAAATTTCATTAAATTTGACTCTAAAAGGGGATTCATCATACATAGAATCTTGCACTTTTGTTTGCACAGTATCCAAAGATTCTTGATTGCTTCTAAATAAATTTCTAATATTTATTTTATGTTTCTCTATATTTACTTCTGGTAGATAATAGAATATTGTTCCAATTGTTCTTTGAAATACATCTCTCACATAATTTGCATCAATATTTTGAGATGCTCCAGCCTCATAGTCCTGTTCTAATACAGCGGTCTTTCCAACTCTAGTTGGATTAACTCTAAGAACAAAAATTTTATCTGTCAAAGCTTTTGTTGTAAACAGTTTAGCTTTACCACCAGGAGTGGAAAGATCTAATAAACTAATAGTATCATTCGCAGTTATTGGATTTGCTGGAGTATCTGGATATCCAACTTTACCTTCCATGGTATTAATTTCAGACGTATTCATTCCATCAAAACGAACTTTAAAAGTAGCTCCAGATAATACGTCTTCTACTTCAATTGTGTCACCGTCCACGAAGTGAATTACTTTACACAGTACTTTAAATTGTGGTTCAAGCCCAGCTTTTTCTGGACCAAGTCCTGCCATTTTCAGGACACGAGCGTGGGTTAGAGCATTTTCATAACTTACATATCTAACCAGGTCTGTAATTTGACTTTCATTCCATCCAAGACTCTTGAATAGATCATCGCTTCTAATGTACGCATTCCCTTCTGGCGTTCTGACTTTAGCTCTAACGCCAAGTATTCCCGGAAGAAGTGCCTTAGAATGATACTTTCCGACAACCATTCCCTGATTATAAGAGAGCCCTGCGTCCATTGGTTGACCGTTTTTACTTAAATATTGAACATAACAACCATGCTGATCAAGAACTTTATCCCTAATCCAACTCCACCCTTTCCATGCAAGTTGCCCGACTAGAGGCCCACCTATTGCTGCGCCGACTAAACCTATTGGGGTTACTGCTCCTAGAAGGGCACCTGCTGCTAGGCCACCGGCCAACATTTTAAACCCTACACCTGCACCTCCTCCATTAGCTGAGGCAAGGGCTATTAGCTGATCCTTGGCGTCTGGCAAACTTTGCGCAGTTTGGTTAGCCATAACATCTTTCACTAAAGCGCTCGAACCATGAGTGAATTGCAATCCGCCTAATAGTTGAGGAGACAGTGCTTCTCCAAGGGCATCCATAGATACATTTCCGCCAACAGATACTCCTGAGTTTCCCGATCTAATTCTACTTAAATACATTCTAGTATCATTTCGAATTGTTTGAACGTTCATCCAAGAATGAATCCAAGATGTCATAAACCATCTTGCTGGGTCATTTACTGTAACTAGAGCATTAGGCGTTATTGACGTTATGTACCCTAATTCTGCTGTAAAGTGATGAACGACTTGTTCAACTTCGAATATGCCATACATTCTCTCATAAACGTCAGCCAAATAAATTAAATCGTGCGGTCTAATATCTGAGTTTCCAATAACTATTAATTCTCCACCATAAATATCTTTAATTGATTCTTTTAAGTGAGACAGTGCAACTCTTCTTGCAGATAATTCATCAGGAGCTCCTTGGACATTTTTTGCAATTCCGCTGATTGTTTCGAGCGGGTGCATTAACGGGTGTAGAAATCCAGTAAATCCAGAACCAGTCATATTGTCAAAGTATAGTCCAGTTTCAATAGTTTTCTCGACTTGTCTTTCAGCTGGAGCACCCTTATCTAAAGCTACAGTGACAGGATATTTTCCGTCTGATACGGCTGTAACAGTTGTTGCAACGCCGTTGATATTTTCTTGTATTTCATTAGACAAGATGTGGGAGAAAGAACTTATGTAATGAAGTCTCTGGAATGGTTCACGCACCTCTATAACTGGTTCTCCATATTCTCTAGTAAATGGATTATCTACAGCTCTAAGAAGTGTTCCAGGTCTTCCTAGCGAATAATAAATGGAATCGTTAAGTGCTTTATTCAAAATGTTTGCTTGCTTTTTAAAGTTACCTGCTTCGGACAGGGCGTAGCCCATTTGTTGCATAGACAATTGAAACATTGACATTAGGCCTGTTAAACCATCTCCTATAGCGGTAAAGATTGGTCCTACGTTTGCGTTCCAAAAATCATTAATTCCGTCGGCGCTTTCCCCAACGATATTAGTTGAACTATTCCCTTCGCCTTTTGTCGCAGCTAATAATTTCAAAAATTTATCATTTTTACCCGGCTTAGCGTAATCGCTATATGGATCAATAAACGCTCTAAATATTTTATCCACTGGTTTAAAGCTCCATTGATCATCCCCAGTTTTCTTTCTATCTGGCTTAAGTACTAGCCAAGCTCTTGCGTACGGATCTTCCCACATTCTTTGTCTAAAGATGCCAACCATTAATAGGAATAGTTGTTTTGGTGTTTTAATTTTTTTAGCTAACTCAGATTTTAGTGTTGGGTTATCTGTATCTGCGGAAAGACTAAAGCTCAATACGTTATTAACAGTGGCATTGTCTAAGAAGTTCTTGTTAATTGAAGTCAATGACTTAACAACAACTGCATTAAAGTATTCTACTATTCCACCTTTATCTATACTGGTATCAATATAATTTGCTCTAGCAAACTCAATAGCTTCCTTAAAGTCTTGGTTGGAAGTACTATCTGCACTAGATTCACTGGAAGAATTATTTGTACTTTGTAAATTATTTACAAAATCTGAACCCAATAGAATTGAGAACTCATCTAAAGCTCCAGCTGAACCATTTCCAGTAGTATCATTGAATTTTGCGATAGGATTTGCAATAATTCCAGATCCAGTAAGTATATTTTTATAAAACTCTGGAAATTCATTTTCGTTATCAGGGTCTAAACTAAACGCATCAAAAAATATTTGTTTAACACTTTCATAATTATGATAACCAAATCTAAATTGATCCCAGATATCTTCAGCCTGCCTTAAGGTTCTGCCATCTCCAGCAATGACTGACACTGAGGCATCAAAGTTTTCATCATAATATGATCTAGCCTCAACGCTAACTATATCTAACGGAGAATAAACTGGAGCAAATGAAACTCTTCCAGTTCCAGAATCACCTCCCGTTGTAGTTAATTCATCATCTAGTATTTCATAGAGATTATCTCTTTTTAGACGATCATAGTCATCGCCAGTAGCATCTATGACGGCCTGGAAATAAGTTTTTTGATCACCTTCTTTTACGACATTTAATGCATTACCGCCATATTGCAAACCTTCGACATTTGATACCATATTAGTATCCAATGGCTTATACGCATTTAATGAATCATTTATGGCGATAGCTCTTCTTTCTATCGTATCTGCCGAACCACTTCTATCTCCTGATGCTGTTCTTTGTATTGCATAATTTACATCACCTTCTTTTGGTTTAAAGGATCCAAAACCAATTAACTGAACTTCATCTCCCTCAATTTTTTCTCCATTTTCACCCTTTAATGAGAAGTCTGACACTGGTGCAACTGCATCTGCTATAACTCCAACAGGAACATTATCCGGAACAAATGCCATAAAGCATTCTTGCATAATGGGATAAGGTCTAAATCCAGAATTTCTCCAGTTATTCATATCTCCACCACCACCCTGTGCTGCCCTAGAGACGACCATGTCTTCTTCTTTAGAATTTCGTGTAATTACACCTAAGTAATAAGCTGCATCTGGCGACACTACTGCATCAGACAATTGATAATCCTTAGCGGTGCCGTCACTATCAACTCCACTAATTGTTTTTTGACTACCCCATAAGAAGTATGCTGGACGACAAACCACCGCTCTTCTATTGGTGGGGTTGTAAACTAAAACTTTTCTAGATTTATAATCTTTTACTGTTCCATATAGATCTTCAAAATCATAATTAGATTTAAATTGACTAATAGTATCTTCATCTGCGCCAGTTCTATTGGTTTCACTCTGGGAGACTGGGTTATATGGCCATCTCATGGCTATATAGAATTGTTCGTCTTCAGCTGTAGCTGGAGTGCCCCATTCCTTATAGGTTAATTCTCCATAATTATCTGATTGATATTCAAAAGAAAAATCATCATCAACATTTTCTTTTTTTATTACACCTGAACCAATAGACCCTGCTGCATTAGTCGAGAGATCTATTCTTGGCAGTGGGACCATTACTTTTCGTGCTTCTGGATATAATTTTATTGCTTCTTGATTAAGTTGTCCAAAATTTAATGGATTATCAAGATTAATGGTGTCATCAGACGGGATCAGTGTTTGTTTTGTTTCTTCAAAGAAAATATATTCTAAACTTTGAAGTTTTAATAAATTATTATAATAGTCCTCATTACCTTCAGTTATATGATCTCCATCACTGTCGTCCATATGATCTTTGATATCACGTGCCAAAGAAATAAACGGAGCATTAATTAATTGATCGTCAGGGAGATCTTCATTTGCGGTAAAGTATGGGAAACTGTATCTTGGCGGAAGATTGGGCAGTTGCTTATGTTTATCTTGTTGTATAGCTAGGGTATCTTCTGTTCCGCCACCAACGACTCCTACTGGTAAGTGTAAACCAACATTAACATAACCTTTAGATACTGGCAATTTAGCTAATATTTTAGTTGTGTCAGATGGATCGTAATATGTCATAGACGGTTCTGAATAAAAGTTTAATATTTTTCCAGCTACTTTTGATGTAGGTGCGTAGATGCCACCAGAAGTTAACATGGATTGAGACATATCCTGAATTGTTTGACTTGGCTCTGATGCTTGGAAAAAGGCTGCGTAGTCAGCAAGGGGGTTGGAGTCTTTATTGATTTTATCTAAAATAGATATAAGATCTTGATCTGGTTGCTTCATCTGAGGAGGAATGATTCCTAATTCCTCAGCTTTTTCTTGCCCAGGAAAACCTGTTGTAATTGGGACTACACCAGATGTATAAAGCCAATGTGGTTTGCCATAAAATACTGTCGACCTATCTTCAAATGGTCTAACCGCTACAATATAATTGGGTAGCAATCTTGCGCACATTTGAAATAAATCCCAGACAGTTCTCATATAAGTTTGAGCTTTAAACGAGACTTCGTCAAAACCGGGTAAATCATCATCAGAATTAGGAGATATAATTCCCATAGTTCTGAATAGATTAGTTCCACCTCTGCCACGTAGTACTCCAAGTAACCCTGATCCAGCTATGGCTGCAGTAACCGGTCCCCCTAGTGCAAAAGCTCCTGCGGTTATACCAGCGCCGA